TAGAAACATTGTTTACTTTGTTTCTCGTTAGAATTTTTGACAGTTAAATGGCTGAAAATCAGGCCTTTAAGCTGTAAACAATATTGTTTCTCATTGTTTACAGTATGAATTGCAAAACTTTGTTAAATTTACCTCAGTTTGCACTTTACAGCATTTAGGATTGTATACGTTTCAGAAATAATACTTATATTTGCAAAAACTAATAACATTCAACCATGAACAGGCAATATTTCAATAGGGAGAAGGCCGAAGACTTACTTCCTGACCGCTCAGACATTATCCCACCTGAGCATTCAGTCTTTAACCCTACGCATCAAGAAATTATCGACACAAATCTATCAGTCGAAGAGGAAAAATGGGAATCCCGAAAAACTGCACGCGAGCTCTTAGAGGAAGCCCGCAAGAAGCAAGCAAAAGAGCAATCAAGAGAGAAATACGTAGAGCGCAAAAAGGAGCAAGCTGAGCGAGGCATAGCCAATACTAAAAGCCCTGCTCAGGCTGTTCGCGCGGCAAGGTATGAGCAATCTAAAGCTTTAACGCCCGATACAATAGAAATGCAGGAGCGAGCAGGCACTTCAGCGCAGGTCTCTAAGCTCTTAAGGTCTCTTAATATCAACCTTAACATGCAATTCAGCAAAAAGGAGACGTACGATATAATCGCGGCTCTTTTGACTTGCAACGAGGCACAGCTTGAGGCACTACAATCTAACCGCAGAGTGCCTATTGTCATTAAAACGATTATAAAGAACATCTTACTTGACTATGAGCGCGGCAGCATGACGACTGTAGACAAGTTATGGACTCGGCTCTTTGGCTCGGACTTCAACGATAACCCTAAAAACCAGGGTGGAAATACCACTGTGAATATACTCTCAATGGTACCAGGTGTCGATGGCTCCAAGCCAATTTCAAGAGAAGGGTATCTCCAAATCAAAAATCATGTGTTCGGAGAGGACTGACAGGCTTTAAAATGAGAAATTTTAATATTTATTTTAGTTCTGACAAGCTTTTAATATTAAATAATAGATTTATATAGAAAATAGCTCAGAGCTCTTTAAAATCAAAATAAATAATTGATACTTATGCCTACCCCAAATTCATATAATAAAGAAACACGCGCGATGGCATCTTCGGAGACACAATTATATGACCGAGTGCGCCTGGAGATACTGTCTGAGCTTGAAAAGTTCACCCGGGCTATGTTCAAGGCACAGTATAAGCGTTCATTTATCGTCAATAAGCACCATAAGCGCATCTTTGAAGCCTTACAGGACGTTGTTGACGGTAAATGTAATCGCCTTATCATTAATATGCCTCCACGATATGGCAAAACGGAGACAGCCATTAAGCAGTTCATCAGCTGGTGCTTCGCGCTTAACCCAACTTGCCGCTTTTTGCATCTATCGTACTCAGATACACTTGTGAACGATAACTCACAGACTATCAGGCAGACTATGATGGAGCCGCTTTACAAAGAGTTGTTCCCAAATTCAATCCTTGAGAAAGAAAAAGGCTCGTCGGACCACTGGCGGACCAAAGCAGGAGGTGAGCTTTACGCAGTTTCAACACAAGGTCAGGTTACAGGCTTCGGTGCGGGTAAAGTAGATGAGCTTTCAGACTCAGACGATGACTTCCTGACTGACATTGCCACACGCTTCGGAGGCGATGACTCACACCTGGAGCAGATACTCTCAGCCTTAGAGGTTGATACGAACGTATTCCAAGGAGCGATTCTTATCGACGACCCTCTTAAGCCAGATGAAGCGGCTTCTGATACAACAAGAGAGCGAGTCAATCAGCGATTCGAGAGTACAATCCGTAACCGTGTCAACTCAAGAAATACTCCTATCATTATTATTATGCAGCGGTTGCATGAGCATGACCTCTGTGGGTACTTGATGGAGAAAGAACCTGACGAGTGGCGAGTACTCAGTCTTCCAGCCATTGAGGTAGACCCTGAAACAGGAGAAGAGAGCGCGCTATGGGAGGTAAAGCACACCCTCGAAGAGTTGCATAAGCTTCGTACTATCGAGCCTCTTATATTTGATACGCAGTACATGCAGGACCCGACACCACGTGAAGGGCTTATGTACCCAGACGGCTTCATGACTTATAAGCCAGATGAGTTGGAGCTCTACAAGGCGAACGAGAAAAAAGTCTGTAATTATACGGATACTGCCGATACAGGTGCCGACGACCTGTGCTCCATCTGCTTCGTTGATACACCCGAGTATATCTACGTTACTGATGTGCTCTTCACGCAAGAGCCTATGGAGCTCACAGAGCCTAAAACGGCTAAAATGCTTAACAAGAACAAAGTCACTACAGCCCGTATAGAGTCTAACAACGGTGGCCGGGGCTTTGCCCGTAAGGTTCAGTCATTACTCAAGCTGACTCACCGCAATTTCAGGTGTGTAATTCATTGGTTCCATCAAAGTGCTAATAAGTATGAGCGAATCTATAATAATTCAGCTACAGTGCAGGCAATTGTCAAGATGCCGGAAGGCTGGGAGAAGAGATGGCCTAGGTTCCATTCAGCTTTAATGTCTTATCGTATAGACAATAAGCGTAAAGTTGTTCATGACGATGCTCCAGACTGTCTAACTGGCTGTGTAGAGATGAAGTTGAAAGGAACTCGTCAACGCAAAATAAAGTTAAAAAACTAAAAATAATCAGTTTTCTTTGTGCTTCTTATAAAATTTTTTATTATATTTGCATTGTACCGTACAGAGTTAAACGGTACGTTGTAGATGTTATTTTGTTTTATTAATAAATGCGCAAAAAGGCTGACTAAGGGAAAGCAGCTTTAAATTTATAAACTTTTAAAAAACTAACAGATATGGGTTTAAATTGTGGATGTCCCGCTGGCGCTCATCTCGCTGACCTCGAAATTGCTGATTGCAAAGAGGGCTTGGGACAAGTACAGAAGTTTGTGCTGCAGCGTATCTATAAGACCGCAGGCGAAAAGAATAATATCGCTGACCCTACTAAGAAGGCCTCATGGACAACGCTTTTCGCAGCAGCAGATGGTACCAAAGCGATAATTTCCCCGTATATTCAAGGTCCTACTACTGAGCCGGGTGCAGCTCGCACATTTGGTGGCGGTAACCAGACTTTGGGCGGTGTTGAGATTATCATTGGTCGTGAACCGACTGCTTTTTCTGCAGTAATGTACCAAGAGAAGCAAAAGACAATTGCTACTATGAAAAAGTACATGTGCGAAAATGTAGGCGTCTATTTAATTGATGAAGGCGGTAATCTTGCCGGTCTTTCAGAAGATGAAGGCACTAAGATTATGCCAATTCCTATTGGCAAGTTCTTTGTAGGCGATAAGAACCTTGGCGGTTTTGAAGAACCGGACAGCAACGTTGTTGAATGGTCCTTCTTCCCTAACTGGAGTGACATGTTGCACATTATCAGACGTGAAGAAATGGATTTTAATCCTTTGACAGACCTTGTGAATGCTTCTTCAACTAGTTCAACTGACCTTGGTTAAAAACAAGTAACTATGGGAAGAAAAAAGAAAGAACAAACAGTGCTTTTGGTTGTGCCTAAGTACCAGAAACAACAGGAGTTCGGTGTACAACACGCTGAGCGCCTGTTGGATATGGGGGCCGCTGTAAATGGTGGTTGGGAGCTTCCAAAAGATAGTAACTACGTATACGACGAAGAAAATGGGCTTAGACTTAAATCAGATAAAGCAAATACTGCAAAAGCCGTCTAAACGTCAGACGATTCAAAAAGCGGCTTCATTGCAGGGGCGTCTCAGATTTCATACTGAGACCAATATTGCTATGCCTGATGCAAATCTACAGACTACGCAGTTTTTAAAGTGGGTAGAGTCTCTTTTACCCATGGATAAATACAATATTTTTCTCCAGTTGTTTAAGTTCCCCCTCGCGACTCCAGCAGTCGTAGAATGCGTCTATAGAGAGCTTGAAAGAGTTTTCTATAGTCGTAATTCTTCCTCTAGCTATCAATTTTTGAGCGCTGAGCTTGCTGAAGATTGGGCAGATTATCGCAAAAACAAGCTCAATGAGCCAGAAGTATGGAAGACTACTGCTTGGAAGCGCATGCAGGTTTCAATTAACAGCATTCTTGTTGTAGACTTGCCAGCAATTCAAAATAGCTTTAGACCTGAGCCGTACTTTTATTGGCTTGAGATTGAAGACGTTATCGACTATTCTTCACCAGATAACTTAACGTTTGACTGGCTCGTGTTTAAGCAGCCAGAAAATCGTATAGCGGTCTTTGATGAGTCTTCTATTAGGGTTTATCAATTGAATGAAAAGAACGAAATTCAAAGTCTTATCTCTGAATCAGTTCATGACCTGGGGTATTGCCCAGCTCGTTTCTTTTGGTCAACTCCTCTTAATGAGAAAAATAAGGACTTAAAGAAGAATCCGATTACAAAAGAGTTATCAAGACTTGACTGGTATCTCTTCTTTCATATTTCCAAGCAGCATCTAGACTTGTATGCGCCTTATCCTATATATAGCGCGTATGAGGCTGATTGTGATTTTATGAATGAAGAAACCGGCGAGTATTGTGATGGGGGCTTTCTAAGAGACGATAAGGGGTACAAGATGAACGCTAACGGCACGCTTCAGGAATGCCCGTGCTGCTCTCGTAAGCGTTTAGCTGGCCCCGGTTCGTTCTTAGAAATACCTATCCCGAATGCGCAAGACGGTATAGCGGATATGCGCAGCCCTGTTCAGATTACCACTATCGACAAAGATTCTTTACAGTACAATGTTGAAGAGTGTGAAAGGCTTAAAAACGATATTATTATATCAGTAGTAGGAACAGGGGGTGGAGTTAGCGAAAAAGAAGCTATTAACGAAGCCCAAATTGCGGCTAACTTTGAAAACAAGACTTCGGTGCTTAACGCATTAAAGACTAATTTCGAGCAAGCGCAAAAGTTTGTAGAAGATACAATCTGCAGATTTAGATATGGCTCAAGCTTTATTTCGTCTTCTATTTCATGGGGCACAGAATTTTATGTATTTACTGTTAAAGAGCTTTACGAACGGTATAAAGAAGCTAAAGAAAATGGTGCCAGCGAAGCCGAGTTGGATGCTATTCAAGACCAGATAGTAGAAGTTCAATATAAGAATAATCCTACTATGTTGCAGAGAGTTCAATTGTTAAAGCAATTAGAGCCTTATCCGCACAAAACTCTTGAAGAAGTGTTAAATCTTTATGAAAAATCGTTAATTAACGCTAATTTAGTAAAACTTAAAATAAATTTTACTAAATTAGTGGAGCGATTCGAAAGAGAGAATATTAATATTATTTCTTTTGCTTCTGCATTACCGTTACGAGACAAAGTGAAGTTAATAACTGAAAAACTATTAGAATATGTCAAAAATGAACCTACAACAACTCCAAAACAAATCTCGTCAGGAGATAGTGGAGATTAAAGACCAAGCGGAAAAGCGACAATTGGAGCTTAACCAGCTTAAGGCTAAGGGAGGAAAAGATTGGACTATTGACCTCCAGGACGAATTGAATGAAGTAACTCTTTTCTTAGTAGATGTAGAGGAGCTGATTGAAGAGAAGGCAAATGAGCCAGAACCTAAGTACACAGTAGCGAAAGGAACTGAAAAGTTAGTACACGCTAGAATTTCAAAAGGTCGTAGATTTGACCCAACTACGGGTAAAGAGATTACTAAGCCTTATGTTCAGATGTTTACTTATGGCGAATGGAAGTTATTCCAACAGAATCATGGGTCTATTGGCTTCGTAATTTTGGAAGTTCTCCATAATCCATACGACAAGGTAAAGTAATCATAAAAAATTCAAAGCTATGTTAACTATTGAAATGCTATCTCAAAATCCTGCTTTGGCTGGCCTCTCTGACGCTCAGAGAGCTGCTATTGCAGAGATGTCAAGAAATGACGAGGCCACAGTAATTGGCACTCGTATTGGGGCCCTTCATGGGCAGTATGATACTGATATTCTTACGGTATCAGGTATTATAAAGAACGCAGGTGAAAAGAGCTATGACTACGCAAAGCGTGTTATTAGTGACTTTAAGTCTAAAGCAGAGGCCGCAAAGAACGTGCAAGCACAATTAGACGCGGCTAACAAGAAGGTTGAGGACTTGCAAAAGAAGATTGAGTCTAATGCAGGAGACGAAGCTCTTCGTCAGCAGCTTAAGGATGCAAAAGCGCAAGTTGGACAACTCCAGACTCAACTTAAAGCTAGCGAAGATTCATATAAGCAAAAAACAGCAGAGCTTGAAGGCAAAATTAAGTCAACGCATGTAGATTATGCTTTTGCAGCGGCTACAGCTGGTTTTAAGTTTAAAGACGGTATTACTGAAAGTGTTCAGAAGGTATTACTGAACTCGGCGAAAGCAGAAGTCTTGGCTAAGGGTACGCCAGACTTTGTGGATGATGGTCAAGGCGGTCAAAAACTTGTTTTCCGTGGAGCAGATGGTAACATTTTGAATAACACAAAAAACAATTTGAATCCGTATACCGCGGAGGAGCTTCTTATGGAGACCTCAATTAAAGACGTTATCGATACAGGCCGCCAGCAAACAGGTGGAGGTACTAAAGGGGGTAACGGCGGAAACGGCGGTGGAATTTTGTTAGACTTAACCGGAGTAAAGACACAAGTAGAAGCTGATAAGGCTATTGAAACTTATCTTTTATCTACTGGCTTAACTCGCGATTCTTCAGAATTTTCTCAACAGTCAATGCAGCTTAGAACTGAAAATAACATTTCAAGCCTGCCAATTAGATAAAGACTAAAATTGCTAGCGTAAAAGGGTAATGCGCCAGTACGTGATAAGTAATAAAATTTTTAATTTTTAAATCAAAAAAGTTATGAGTTTAGTTAATACTCGTATTCAAAACATTCGCGCTAATTCAAACCTTGATAAGTTTGAATACCGCCCTAGCCGATATGGCGCATTAGACGCTTTTATGGTACAGTCAGAAGACCCAACAGGAATTTTGACTCCGGAATTGAAGGAAAAAGCTCGTACTTCAATCGGCAACGTGCTCGAAACGCCGGTAATCGACTATGATGCAGATATTACTATCGGTAATACCCGCACTTTGACTATTGCTGACAGTGAAAATACCTCTAGAATGGTACAAATTAACTTTGCTACCTACGCTTGGGGCTTTACTGTTACACCGGCTATGTACATGAACAACGAAATCAGCATCCAGCGTGACTTCGAAACCAAGATGATGAAGTATATCTACAAATTTGCTCAGAAGTTGGACGAAACAGCTTTGGCAACACTTGCCGCTAACAAGACTCAAGTTGTTAAGAACAATTTGTTGTACGATGCTACCGGTAATGTTATCAACGCTAAGTGGGATGAACGTGAAAACTTGTTCGGCGACTTAGGTGTTATCATGGCTGCTAATGATTTCTATGGTCAGCAGCATCTTATCGGTGACGCTGGTGTAGAAAGTATCTTGCGCAAGTTGCAGCAGCACGGTTTGTACAACGACGTTAACAAGCGTAATGAGTATGCCGATAAGATTGTTCACTTGACTAACCACTTGGGAGCAGCTGAAGGCAAGTTCGCGCAAGGTTATATTATCAATGGTGGCGCGTTGGGTATGTTGACTCGTTTCGAACGCGATTGTATCTTGGGTACAGTTTCTGGTGATGGTCATGAATGGGGTATTTCTACTTTGCCGTTGTTGAATATGCCGGTAGGTACATACTTCTATGACTCTGTAGGCGACTACAATGCTATTGCAGGCGACGCTACAAAGGACATGGTACGTACTCGTAAGGAGCACTACGGCTTCGCAGTAGATATTGCTTTCCTTACTGCTTACAACAGCGACCCAACTACATTGCCAAGTCCTATCTTGGGCTTCTCGGTAGGTCGTGAATAAGCCAAAAAATAATAGCAGTTTTTCAAGAAGTTGTTATTAGCTTTGCAGGGAGTGCCGGGAGTGAAACTTATCGGGCATTCCCTGTTTTGCTTATAAATCTAGTAGTATGATACGTGTAGAAGAAGTTCAAAATAGTCTATTGCCTTTAATTGGCTGGGAACAAAATCATGATATATCCGAAATAAAGTTAAGCAAGTCCTTAACAAAGAGCGAGAGCGGGCTGTATTATCAACAAGCGCACCCTTTGCTTACATTGAAAAATCTAGACAGCATTGCGCCAGACTTTAAAAATTATGCGTATCTTGACTTCGGAGTTGACTACGCTAAAGATAAGGGGTATAAAAAAGGAGAAATAGTAAAATTTAATGATAACTTATATAAGGCCTTACAGAATGTAGAAGCAGGTATTTCACCTGAGGACAATACTCAAGGCTATTGGGAAGAAACAACGCCATTTTCCGAATGGCTTGAAGGTAAAACACGAGCAAGTATACAAAAAGCTATTACTCGCTTCTTGTCTGAAAAAATGCTTAATGGAAATTATAAGCCTTTGTGCGAGTCGAAAGTCTTGTTTGACTTAGCAGGTCGCATATCTGACAGAGTACAAAATAGAGGAAGACTAGTAGGCTTTGAAATAGTGCCGGCTCGTACAAAAGGGGTCACAGTAAAGCTTAATAGAATAGGCGTGCAGTTTACAAAAAGAGGTACTTATACTTTATACTTAATGCACTCCGATTCTCCTGAGCCTATTCAAACTATCAGTATAACAAAGCAAAAAGATGGTAGCTTAGAGTGGTTTACTCCAAAAGATGATATTATCTTGCCTTATATGGGAGGTAGTTGGTATTTATGCTATTTACAGTCGGAGTTACCTAGTGAAAGTCAAGCGATAAAAAAAGATTATGACTGGTCAAAAGGCCCTTGTTCTTCATGCTCTAGAACAGAGGCTATTCTTTGGAAAGCCTGGAGCCCGTACTTAGAAATTCATCCTTTTTATGTAAGCTCAGAGCATTATAAAAAAGAAGAAGAGCTGCAGCTATGGGATATTCAAAATAACACTTACACTTATGATAATAATTTTGGTTTAAACCTTGATGTTACGGTATCTTGCGATTTGACTGACTTTATTATCGAGCAGCGTACATTATTTTTGGACGCTTTGCAGTTGCAAATGGCGGCAGACATGCTTCGTGAATTTGCGTATAACCCTAGTGTGCGCACTAATAGACACTCTATTAATGCCTCGCGCGTAGACATACTCTATGAGTTAGATGGAGATTCAGCAGCTCTTAAAAAGTCAGGTATTAACTACCGGCTAGATAACGCTATAAAAGCTATTAGGCTCGTTACAAGAGGAATCGATAGAATTTGTCAGCCCTGCAGTAATAATGGTATAAAATATAGAGCGGTATGATAACGCCTTTTGATGAGATGCTAGAAGGGGCTATAATGTTTCAGAAGAACTTCTTTGACTACGTAAAAGAAGAGCTTATAGAAAATGAGGCGATTATAGTTGATATGAATGTAGAAGACCAGTTATACGAAAAAGGTATTACTAGTGAAAATATTCGTATTGATAGCTATGCCCCTTATGCGCCTCTTACTTTAATTATAAAACGCACAAAACATCAGCCAACAAATAGAGTAACTCTAAGAGATGAAGGGGACTTTCATAGTTCTTTTTATCTTGATTTTACAGATGATAGTTTTACGATTAGAGCAAGTGACGAAAAAGCGAAGCAGCTTGAATTTGCATACGGCAGTAGCATTTTTGGGCTAACCCCTGAAAATAAAGAGGAACTTACAGAGTACTATTTAAGACCTGCATTATTAGCAAAGTTAAAACAGCATTTAGGCTTATGAGAGATAGAGATATAGATATTCGGTTCAAAAAAGAGCCCGTACTTCTTGATAAAATTCTTCAGGAATTACAGCAAAAATTAATGGACTCTTTGTCATGGCTAGATGTAGCCTTTGGAAGGGCGTACAAACTTGCAAGACATGATGAAGGAGGCAATAAATTTCTATACCCAGTCGCGTATAATGGTAAATCTGAATACGTTTCATTATTACCTAATGATAACTTTGGAAACTTTTCATGGTTTGATATATATGACCCTCAAGAGATTACCCCAATCTCTCAGTCTTTACCTCAGTATACTTTTCACGGGGCCCTTATATTTTGGTATAACTTAGATTCTATATACGATAATAATGATTTTGTATATACTGAAGAAATAAAAAACGAAGTGTTAAGATTACTAACTACCCCTGGCGTTGTAAGTGGAGCAAGTAGGCTTAATATTACTAAGGTATATGAGCGCTTTGAGAATATCTATAAAGGGTACTCACTTGAAAAAATATATAATAACTGGGCCTATAAAGGTGAAGGCGTAGCGGCGTATGATAAGCAGTTTTTTATGCACCCTTATGCGGGGTTACGTATTGAGTTTAACATAACAACAAGAAATTTATGTCAGTATTACATCAAATAATAATTGTAGCGTTAATAACAGCTTTTATAGTATTACTTATTAGCAAGATTGGGCTACGTGATTTTATAATTACAGAAGGTCCCAAAAAGGTATCACAGCTTTTTTCGTGTGATTTTTGTTTATGCTTTTGGATTGGCCTTACTATTACTCTTATAGCGCACTTTGTAGTAGGCTGGCCCTTTACTTTGATTTTACCTGTTTGTTCAACTCCTATAGCTAGATACTTATTATGAAAAAAGTAATAATAAATAACATGGTGCTAGAGCTTTACGACGGAATAGAAGAATTGCCGATTGTAAATTTCCAAAAATTCAATAAGTATATGCTTATTGATTCAGGGATTGGCTCCGACTTTGACGATATAAATAATCATATATCAAATTTAGCGCGTTTAATTAAAGCTGCGGATAAAGCAAAGGCTTTACAAGAGCTTCAAAATATGCGACAGAATATGTTTATGATTGTTAGCAATATTTCGCCAAAATATATGGCCTTTGCCGCTTTTATACATAGCATTAACGGCCAAAAAGTTACAGACCTGTCAGATGAAAATCTAAAAAGAATTTTAGACTCTTTACGAACCGCAAAAAAGTCTAAAGTAGCGGAGTTATTTGAGGGGCTTAAAAAAAAAGTTCAAGCTGAGCTAATTCTTTATTTCCCGGCCGAATTTAACTCAGCTAAAAATAAAGAGGCTTATGACCAACTTAAACGTAGAACACTATTAGTATTAGAAGGCGTAATAACAGGACAAGATAAGGCCAAAGAGATAGAACAAATAGATGACTCGTTGTTTGCTGGTTATAAGCCTAAATCTTTTATAGGAGCTGAGTCCGTCGAAATTGAGCACGATAAAGGTTTTGAAACGTCATGCTTGTTAATCTCTCAGGAGTTACATATAGATGCAAAAACTTTAACGACCCTCGCTTTTTATTCGGCACTTGAAACAATAAAAAAGCAATTAGAAGCAAAAAATAAATCAATGTCCAAGATGTCTAAAAGATAAAGTATATGGCTGAGCCGATAAAATTTACAGACCTTATAAAGCCGGATGACACAATCAATGACCTCGTCCAGCAGTTACGTGACGCAAAGGAAGCGTATGAAAAGTTAGCTAAAACCGTAAAAACAGAGTCAGCAGATTTAGCTAAGTCCCTTGAGGCTACTAGTGGAGCAACTGAAGAAGGTAAACAAAAAATTCTTGAGCTAGCTGCAGCAGCTGACCGTTTAGCAATGGCTGAAAAAGCTGTATCGGCTGCGATTGATGGACTGCAACGGTCAGAAAAAGGCATAGCTCAAGCACAAAAAGAGGTTGCTTCTGCTGGGGCTACTACCGTAAATAATATGGAAGAGCTTAGAAAGGAGCTAGAAAAAGCAAAACGCGAAGCTGCTGAAAATACAAAGCACTTAGAAGAAAATGCAAGAGCGCAAAGAGAGTCCGCTGCCGCTACAGAGCAGCATACAAAAGCTAGAAAGCAAGAAGCTAAAGAAATTGAATACGCCGCTGACTCTTATAAGGCTCTAAAGAAAGAGCTTAAAGACCTCGACAAGCTCTTTAAAACGCTAAGTCAAGTCGATAGAATAGACCCTGAATTAGGAGGCGAAATCGCTAAAGAAATTGTAGACCTTAAAAAGGCTCTTAAAGACGCTGATGCGGCTTTAACACCATTTGTAAGTGGCTTGTATGAGTTAGCTAGAGCTAAAAACAAGTTAGCTTTTGCACGTTCAGAAGAAAATGAACAATTAAAGCTCTACACTACTCAGATTCAAGAGGCAAATCGAGTGGCAGAACTTCGTGTTCGTATAGCAAATTCCGAAGAAGGGTCATATAACCGCTTGTCGGCGCAATATGCTTTAAATAAAATTCGTCTTAATCAAATGGGAGAGGCCGATGAAAAGGCCGCACAAGCTAAGCGCGAGCTAGAAGCTGAAACTAAAGCCCTCTACCAACAAATGATTAAGCTTCAAGAAGCAACTGGTAATCACACCTTAAGCGTTGGTAACTATAAAAAAGCATGGAACGGCTTAGGTATGTCTGTTAATCAAATTGTACGTGAACTTCCGGCCGCCGCTATTTCCTTGAACACCTTCTTTTTAGGTATCTCTAACAACGTCCCCATATTATTAGACGAAATACAAAAAGTTCGTACCCTAAATGCAAAACTTAGAGCTGAAGGTAAACAAACTAAGAGTGTTATTGGCGAAGTAACGAGGTCCCTTTTCAGTTGGAATACAGCTATGGTATTACTTCTTACAGTATTTGCGATGCATGGCGAAGCGATAATAAACTGGATTGCTAATTTATTTAGAGGTGAGGCTAAAGTTATGTCGTTAACTGGCCGCTTAAAGGCCTTAACTGAGGAACTTAAAAATAGCTCTAAAGGCTACGGAGATAACTATGTGGCTTTTAAAAAATTAGCAGACGAGTGGAAGGCCTTAACATCCGAAAAAGAAAAGCTACAGTGGATAGAAGATAATCGGTCTGAGTTTAATCGACTTAGTTTAGCTATTAATAACGTTAATGACGCCGATACAGCTTTTATTACTGGTACACGGGCTGTAATAGAGGCTATGAAACTTCGCGCACGAGCTACTGCAGCTGAGTCATTAGCAGCGGAAAAATATGCAGAAGAACTTACTAAAAGAGAAGAAGCTAGAAGAAGAAGAATAGAGGCCGATAAACTAGAAGGAATACAACAGCCTACACAAACGCAAGCTCCAAGTATAATGGGGGGCACCACAGCTATACCTGGCAAGTCTAGACAAGAGGCTTTGCTAGACCAAGCTTCTGCCCTTGATAAAGTAGCAGATGCCGCAAAAGAAACTGCGGACGCTTATTATGATATGGCCGCGGCTGATAATGCCGCTGCAGACGCTGCATTAAAAAGTCTTAACTTATTTGGCAAATCAAAGAGCAATAAAGAACGTAAGAGCTTACCTAGAGATACTGAAGATACTATCGAGTCTTTGAGTTTGTCGGCTACAAAGGCTTATCAAGATAGTATTACTAAGCTTGAACGAGACGAAATAAAAAAGCGTAGAAAAGAGTATCTAGAAGCGTATAATACCGAAGTTGCAGACCTCGCGCGAAAATATAATAAGATTCAGCGTATTCTTGAAGGGCAAGACTCACGTTATAAAAAACTTACAGACGAACAAAAAGAGCAGGCCTTAAAAGCGCAAGACGACATTGTAAAAGCAATTAAGAATAAGCAGACTCAAACAGAGCAAGGCTTAGCATTACTTACATACCAGCAGCAAGAGCAAGACGCGCAAAAACGACTTGCTACTTTAAATCTTCAAATTGACGCGGTAAAAAGCGGGTCAGAAGAAGAATTAAGATTGCGCCTGCAAATATTACAGGTTGAAGAGCAAATTGCTTTAGCTCGTAATAAGCAGCTACCTCCATCACAGCAGCAAGATGAGTCTATTATTAAAGCTAGTTTCACAAAGCAAAAAGCGGAAACAACTACAGGCTTTAATGATACTGCTTTTGAGCAATCACAAGCTCTTGAAAAAGCTAAGTTTGACGCTGTTAAACATAACGAACAGCAGGTAACCCAGTTTACTTTACAGCAAGAAAAAGAACGCTGGGAGCGACAAATTCAATTAGCTGAAGCAGGAGCGTTAGATTGGAGCGAAGCCCAAATCGAGGCTGCAAGAGAAACAGTTAAAGGTATTGATGAGCAGCTCAAAGAGAATCAAAGCTTTATCGCAAGAGTCGGTGAAAGAGGCCTTAGAGGAGCCTTGTTTGAGTCCTTCGGATGGAACGATGAGCAGATAGACGCTATGTCGCAGGCCGTAGATACAGTATTAGCTAATTTTGGAGAAATTCTTGCTGCAGAAGTTGCGTTGGCCGAAAAGGAAAAGCAGTTAGCCGACGAGCGTGTACAACGTGCACAAGACTCCTATAAAGCTGAAATAGATGCTCGTAATGCAGGGCTTGCAGCTAATATCGAAGGAGCAAGAAAAGAATTAGAACTATCGAAGAGGCAGCAACAAGATAAACAAAGAATGCTTGAACAAGCACAACGACGTCAAGCGGCTCTTGATACTATTACGCAAACCTCTTCTTTGATTACATCAAGTGCACTACTTTGGAAGTCTTTTGCAGGCCTTGGCCCATTTGGCCCGGCTTTGGCAGCAGCCGCAATCGCAACGATGTGGGGCTCTTTTATAGCGGCTAAAATTAAGGCTAGACAAGTAACAGCATCATCCCAAGAATATGGAGAAGGTGGTTATGAGGTCTTAGAAGGTGGTTCACATGCGTCAGGGCATGATATTGACTTGGGCACTACTAATAAAAAGGGTAAGCGTATGAAAGCTGAAGGGGGCGAGGCCTTAGCTATTATAAATAAGCGCAATACTCGTAAGTATAAAAAGGTGTTGCCTGATATTGTAGAAAGTCTCAATAAGGGGGTGTTTGAAGAAAAATACTCTACTACCTTTGCCTCAGGGCAAGCCATTGTAGTCTCACAGAGTGAGCAAAGAGCCGTTAACTTATCGCTTATAGAGCAGACCCTAGGTGATATTAAGCGGCAAGGCGATACTCGTTATTATTATGGTAATAATAACGAGGTAATAGAAGTTAAAGCTAATGTTAAACGAATAATTAAGAGTTAATATGCAACCTAGTAGATATAAGTTTTATATAAATGGAGAGCAGGTTTACCCGCATTATAAGAGTCTTATTAAAAAGTATGAAAAAGAAAGCAATCAAATGCTTTTTCGTGAAAAACTAGAAGGCAATATTAAATTATTCGGGGCTGACTATTTTTTGATTAAGAATAGCTCTCTTTATGCGCAACATACTCTTTTAGTACAAAAAGAAAATAACGGGACCTATGAAGATTATTTCATAGGTACCTTTACTAAAACTGACTGTGAATTTGATACAGATAAAAGAGCGTGCTCTTTAAAGCTTAGTCCTAAAGATAAATACTCAGACGTATTAGATAATTACGATAATGAGTATAATCTTGTAGATTTAGCTCCCGCTCTGACTCCTGTTATTATAAGTAAAAGGCCTGTATTACAGGTATATGTACTAGATGATACTATAATTAATAACTTCTTACCTAATGGAGTAACATGGGAGACAGAAGTAGATGCGGGTGTAAGCCTTACAGAGCTATATGAAAAATCCTTTTTTGAACTGCAAGGTAACCAAATCGAACTTAGAATTTCAGCGGGTCTCGAATTTGATGGCATATATGCTGCACAAGGATGGACTGGGGGTATATTGACTTCTCCTACTAACCCTGATTATGTAATATACGGAGCGGTTAATATGGTGTCAGGAGGTTACGATTATACCTTCAGTGTCTTTCATAAAGATAATACGACTACTCCTTTATACTCTGCGAGTGAATACACAGAAACCAGATTTACTACTGTTACTTTCTTGGGGGCTTCTACAACAACAGCAGGAAGAGTCTTTAATGCTGAGGTTTCTATGGAGACAACTTTATACAGAGTTTTAACAGGCTTTAGTATAACAACTGATGGACAAGTGGCGGTAGGAAAACTATCAGAGGGAGATTTTGGCTATTTAGATAATTATACGTATGTATATAGCGCAATGCAAATGGCTACTTCTTTGGTAATACCTGCAACAAGTGAAGAACCTACTCCTTATGGCAAAGCTGACAACGGTTACTATTTTACTGAACCCGCTACTAGCCTTGATAAATACTATCCGTATGCTAGAAGCACATGGGTTTATTCTTCAAGATGGCTCCATTTGACAGAAGCGTTTATAGCTTTTGATACCGTGGGGTCGGTATATAATTCAATTAACGACTGTATACATATAGCAGACGTTATTAAAGCGCTGCTTAAAAAAGTAGCCCCAGGGCTTACGCATGAAGCTACAGGAGAGTACAGCCAATTTTTATATGGCCCTTTCAACCCTGTGTACGGTGAAAAGTTTGAGTTATTTATCACCCAAAAAACGCATATTAAAAAATTTATTTATGACACACCCGCAACAAAAGTTCCTATTACTTTTGAAAAGGTAATGAATATGCTTGCTAAATGCTTTCGATGCTACTGGTATATTGAAGGTAATAAGTTTAAAGTAGAGCACCTTTCTTTTTTTGAGAATGGGAAAAGTTATGCCACAGAGGACCAAGTAGTAGGCCTTGATATTACAGCGCTCTATGATAATAAGAATGGTCGGCCCCTTGGATACGGGCAAAATACTATAAAGTATAATAAAAATGCCTTACCTTCACGCTATGAGTTTAGCTACATGGATAAGAGCAGCATAGAATTTGAAGGGCCCGCTATAAAATTAATTGCCCCGTATCTGCAGCAAGATAAAACTGAAAGTATTAATGTCGAAGATTTTAGCGCGGATTTAGACCTAATTATATCTAACACTCTGGCTATAAGCGATGATGGCTTTGCCTTACTAGCGGCTAAAAAGAGCGAGTCAGATGGTATAGCTCAGTATAGCACTTTTAAGTATAACTTAGAGTTGATTAGTGAAAGCGGACAAACTTATACAGTTTCTTTACAAAATGGCGTTTTGTCCTGGCTATACTTATTTAATTTTTACTGCACTAGCTTGCCAACTAGCGTCGCAGAATATGATGGAGAGCCTAAAGCTATTATTCGCATATTAGGCTTAGCGAAGTGCATGACGCAGGAAGTAAAAATACCAGTTGAAGAAGACCCTTCTTTATACGAATTAATAACGACGCATATAGGAGCCGGTCAAATTAATGGGGCCTCTATTGACTTGACCACTAGACAAGCTACGCTAGAATTAATATATAGGCCGGAGTAGTTAAAAATAGTTAAAAACTTTTTATTGTCACTTTTTTATTTTATATTTGTTATTGAAAAACTTTTCTAATTATGAAAATAAATAACGGGTTTAATATTCTTCCCTGGTACGACTCACTTGAAAAGCAGCATCAAAAAAAATGGTATGCTTATGGACAGTCATGGCCTTTGCTTTGCCCACAAGGCACCATATTACCTTTTCAATTTATTAGCGATACGGCTATAAGTATTTCTTCTAATATATATGCTATTAATACAGAAACTGGCTCTTCTTTTGACTTAGGAGTAAAGCCTGTAGTAACAGAAATTACGCATGCAGAGAGCACTTATTATATTGTAAAACTCACTTCTTCGGCTTCTAAAAATATACCCGTTGGAAAGTATAGTCTTAGAATGGCCACTAGTGAAGGATATTTGTATTCAGAAGAAATTACAATTATCGATAATACAATAGACTGTATTAAAGTAGAGTACTGGAATGAAGATACTCTACGATTTACTGCTGGAGAAATAAATTTTGAGGACAACTTTCGATTCATTTTTTACATTAACTCTACTATTGGTAAGCCAGAGTACGAATTTGAAGAGGAACTAACAAAGCGCTTAGGGTATAAGTTTATCGAGAGCCAGACCAGTAATAAGATTTATAAATTCTCTTTTGTCGCCCCTGAGTATATATGCGATGCAATGCGCTTAATTCGAATGTGCGACTTTATCAAATTAACTACAAAATATGATAGCTATAACGCGTTATCTTTATCTTATGAACCGAAATGGCAAGAGCAAGGAGACTTAGCGTCAGTAGATGTAGAATTTGAAACCGACTGTATAATCCAAAAATTAGAAAGCTTTAATAGGAGGATAAAGGAGTCTTTTTATAATGCGCTACTGTCTGACATTGAAGAGCCTATATTATTCAGTTCAGATACAGTAGCGCAATATTACACTGAATATACTTCTGTTTCTTACATTAATGGAAAACTTATAAGACAATTAGAAGCGATAAGTGAAAGGGAAATTGAAGAAGAAATAGAAAATCTTGTTCTCCCTATTGATAATCAAGCAAACGAAGAAGATAGTAAGGCAAAGAAAATCTTTTTACATGACATATTAAAGCGGAGTAACTCCGGATTTGACAAGTTGTTTAAAGGGCACTACGATGAATCCGGTAAACTCTTGTGGATAGAAGCGCTAGCGCATGTAGGGATAAATGGGGGAGTAACAATGTTTATTGATAACTCCTCTTTAGACCTCCCATCCATCTACGATGGTCTACCGATAGACAACCAAACATTGTATTGGGAAGAAACGACCAATGAAGATGGTAGCGTTACAAGAATACTTAAAGCAAAGGGAGGTAGCGGTGAAGGTAACGGGACTATATCGAATGTTTCAGTTACTGGAAACGGCAACGCAATTACAGAGGTTTCATTAAGCAGCGATAAGAAATCCTTGAACTTTGTCAAGGGGTTGACTTTCGTTGATAAAACTTTTCTTTTGGAAAATTATTTCACAAGAGATGAAGCGTCAGGATTATTCGTCACTTTGGACGTGAAGGAGCAGGAAATCATCGGTGTAAAGACATTCTTGAACGGCCTGAAAATAGGCTCAAGCAAGATATGGCAGTCACAAGATGATGTGGTGTACATTGATGCCAATCTTGTTGTCAGAGGCGGTGTTACCATGTATGCACAAAATAATGTGGATATTCCCTCTTTTATGGAGTCGTTGTTGCTCGATGAAAACACGTTGAAATTGGATGAGAACGGGCGCTTGACTGTCATAGGAGGTGCAGGCGGTTCAATCGAACACGCACTCACATGGAGTGGCTTTTCAAGCGGTTCTTATGATGGCAAGTCTGCAAAGAATATATACATCCCAAGCAAGGTCTCCGAACTTACGAATGATAGCTTGTTCGCAACCCAAAGTTGGGTGAATGGAAAAGGTTATGCGTATGCTTCAGACTTGAAAGGCTATCTTCCCCTTTCGGGCGGTACACTGACAGGAGACCTGTATATGGGCGGTACTACTCTTTATGTGAATACAATTAGAGGGAACGGAAGCGGAACGAAATATGCGATTTTTGGTGGAGGTTCAACGGGCAATATAGCCTTCGGTGGGTATTATGCAGGATGTACAACATCGTTAAATGGAGAAACCGTAGCCATTAATGCCGCAGATGTGAATAAGATTAGAGTGTCGTCTAGTGGTATCACTGTATATCAAGACGGATGGTCAAACGGCTTGATGCTTAACAGAACCGTGTCAGGTGGAGGTTCTTCGATAGCTGTATACTCAAACGGAACACACTTGGGTCAGTTTGGCATCAATGGTAACAACCAGTTTGAATTGGGGTTTGCATCTACGGGCACAAGATTCACTATTGATTCGACCGGAGAATGTTTGGCTAAGTCGGCTTCTGCCGACGGGCTTACAATTGACAGAACAGCGTCCAATGGCGGTGCGTTCACAAGGTATCGACCTAACAATCAGACTAGATATTCTTGGGCGGTAGGTGCTAGCAGTGGGTACGCTTTCAGCGTTTGGTATCAAGACACTTCTCAGAATATAGATACTCAGAAGCTGTCATTGGATTCGGGAGGTAATCTGCTTGTAACGGGAGGCATCACCATGTACTCCGATGAACGGAAGAAAACAATTCTAAGGCATGTTGAGTTATCATTGAAGGAAGTAGCTGATGCGCCACTCATTGAACACTACTACAATAGTGACGACAAGAAGACCACCCATGTAGGTTCTATCGCCCAATATTGGGCAGGGCTTAATGATTGGTTCTGCAAGAAGGATGGTGATGGGTATTACACTATGGAAATTCAAAATGTGGCATTGGCGAGCGCTATTTCAGTCGCAAGAGAGCTGTCAAGATTTGAGAGTGATACAGACAGACGCATCCGATTGTTGGAGGAAGAGAACAAGAGATTGAAAGAAGAAATTGAACAACTTAAAACGGCATAATGTTGTTGTATAGTTAAACTTTAAAATATTAGGTTATGACAGCAAGGATTTTTATTAAAGAAAACGGTTGTTTAAGAGTAGAAGGAAATGTCATTACAAACAGAGACGCCGTATTGGAAGATTTGATGGATGTAAAACTCTGTTGTGGAACGGTTTGTAGCGAAAGCCTACCGACTGTATTTGTAGACAAGATGATTTTCCGTCATTTCAAGGGAGCGGAAATCACAGGTGATTTAATATTGGAAAAGATATAATAATTATGGCATACAAAGCAACAACAACCGCCCATTCGGGATTCGGTGAATCCGCATGGACAAAGATAGGAGGATGGGTATGGCAGTGATAGGTAACATTACAGGTACAGAGGATGTGAGCATCAACTTGGCTACGCAAGTCCGTGACGTGCTCAATGCGGCTGGTGGCAGCGTGGGGAATGACATAACCTCGTTCTTCAAGCCCGCTGCCAAACTGAACATGTGGAGCAAGTACAAGCCGGTGGTGAGTAAGGAACTCTTCTACTCGTTTGCGCTGTGGAAGTCAGAAGGGTATCGAGGTGACGACGGGAAGTGTGGTCTGACCATAAATACCTGGAGCACGATATCAAGCTTTCGCACAAATTTGGAAAACGGAACCGCGTTGTGGAGTTATACACCTCCAACCGGAGGAACGACACAGCCGATGAGACTCGGTGATTTCAGGGGATACAACACGGATGCAGTCAATCCGATCGGGGATATAACTACCGACGGCTATTCTCAGAACGGGTCTTCCACGGTAGAGGGAAACGTCACGTTCAGTGTCGATGTCGCAACGGGTATGGAAAACAATCTGGAATATTCCGACATCCGTATAGGAGGATCCAACGGTACTCCGTTGACCGACTATTACTTGGGGATATATGCAGTGAAAGGAACAAGCTACAAGTACAAGACCAACACCGTCCCTTTGGGCAGCAATTACAATTTTACAATTGACATACCTCTGACGACCGGAGAATGGAAAGTCATCCCGTTCTTCTGCAGTTCAAAGCAGACAGGAACGGAAACTTCCGGTACGTATTTGAGTGCGAACATTCCTGCAAGGACTTTCACTATCATATCCACTAGCGACAAGATTGAGTTTACAATATACGGTACATGGAACTCTACCAAGACAAAGGTTCAGAATATTTCCATGTCCGTCAAGAACAATTCTTCGGAATCTGTCGTAGTGAGCAACATCGCCGTTTCATTATGGGGACAATCCGGTACAACGGAGAACAATGTCGGAAGTCCGGCATACGTATATTATTCGGGAAGTTCTTCAAGCACGTTGAGTGTTCCTGCAGGAAGCACGGTAACCACTACTTCAGGTGAGTTTGCTTCCATAACACTTGATGACGCGAATGAGAACTACGAATATTTCCTGAGAGCTACCGGATATATAGGGGATACCTTGTATTCAGATACATATCAGATTGAAGAAATTGTAGATGAAACATAAACCCATGAAAAGAATAAATTCATTATCGGACAAGCGTCTTATCATCGAAGCTCTAGTAAATGGTAAGAAAGCAAACTTGCTAGTAGACACGGGAGCAGCCGTTGGAATCTACGATGACAACCAAAAGAAGAAGTACGGGTTGGAGTACGGGCGAAGATATAGCGGCACTCTTGTAGGAGCAGGAGGTGAATTGAAGGATGTAAGGGTTTGCAACACCTTTGCGGGCTTTGAAAACGTGAAGATACCTCAATTCCTTTTGGCTGACATATCCAATGTGGTGAAAGCCATCAAGAAGGAAACGGGAATAGAAATACTGGGCATTGTAAGCCTTCCTCAGTTGCGTATGTGCAACCTTTCGTTGGATTGCAATGACATGGAAATAATCATCGAATAAACAACAGAATTATGGGAAAGATTAATTTCGGCACGCTTAACAGTGCCAACATCGCAGTAGACAACTCGGCAGACGAAAGCCGTGTGTATGAAATCAGAGGAAACGTGAACTATCAGTCGGGTACTATGGCTAGCATCGACAGCGGTAGGGTGTTCAATCAAGGTACGGAGGTCGCTACCTTCAACCATTGGAGTGACAACAACCAACAGGTTAATTGGCGAAACTGCCCGATTGACGAAAAAGACGAAGTTCAGTCAGCCATTGACGCATTCGTGGCGAGTGTGATGGAAGAATATGCAGGAACAACCGTAACTCTCTAACGTATGAAGCTAGGACAGATTGTAGACGCATACAAGGCACTCGATGAAGCGACCGTGAAGGAGTTGTCCTTTGACGAAAGAATGGCTGTAGTAAATGCCATGAGTGCAATGAGAGCGACAGCCACGGACTTTGACATGTTCTTGAAAAGCCTCCGTGACAAGTTCAAGACACCGAACCTAGAAGAAATCGTTTCCAAGATTCAGATGGGAAAGGGTCTTACGGAAGCGGAAGTAAGCGAGTTCATGGTGTACAACACGCCCGTAAACAAGGCTGTAAACGCAGAGCGTGAGAAGGAAATATCCATCGAAGTCCCGAAAATCAGCAGAGACACCATTCTCAAGTTGATTGGCGAAAATGGATGGAAGATGAAGATGATGGAAGTATTGGATTTTTGTTCATAGTAAATAACTCTCTCCCGTTCGGTTCGGGAGAATAGAACGGACTTTACAAATTATGAAGAAGATTAGATTAGGCAACGACATTCACGTTTCTTGGGAGATACTGAGGGACGGAGAACCGGAGGACTTCACCGATAAGGTGGTAGAAGTCAAGTTGGTGCATGCCCAGACCTTTACGGCTGTACCGATAGAGTGGAGCATCGAAGGTAATGTAATTGAGTTTGATTTCTTTGGGAAAGACCAAAAGCGCAAGGGCGAGTACAGAATCATTCTTACCGAGAATAGAGGCGAGTTGGGCATGTCTACGCTAGATGCTTGCGAGGCTTTCTACCTAGTAGACCATTCCTGCAAGGAGAGCGAAGGAACTAAGTGCCCTACGCTTAAAGTACAACATGTGCGTCTTACGGGTTCATTCTCTTTGTCCGGCGGCAGAAAAGGTAGCGAAGGATTTGTGCTTGTGACATACAATGGTGATATTACCGATGATGATTACAACAAGTTACATGAATCTATAAAGAGCGGGAATAGTGTATTAATTAAGTTTGTAGAGGTAGATGGAACGGAAGGGTACGCATCAATCCTTTCTTCAGAATTGAGAAGTAATGACGACATCTTCTTTACTTTCAATGATAATGTGGCGGTGCAAGCGGTGCTTATATCCGGAGAATCCGTGGAAGGCTACCATGCTCTTACTATAGAGGAGTTCGAAAGTGGAGGAAGTTTCCCGAATGTGGACGAACTCCCGACCATTGATAACCTATCGGGCGAAGAAAAGGTAATCTTGACCTTGCAGGGAGAGAACTACAAAACCAATATGAACAAAGTGAAGGAATGGGCATTGAAGAACAACCAATTCATTTCCTACCCTACAATGGCTGACTACGATGCCGACAAAGCGAACTTGACAGAAGAATGCTATGTAGCCATAGACGAAACGGAAGAAGTGTTCCTTCATAAGCTGAAACCTGCATGGAACGCTTACTATGAACTTGAAGAAGCTTATGTAAACGGTTTACCAGGAGAAGTTGTCTCAATGCTAGGTGGCGCACCTCTTACATTAAGAGCTGACCTGTTTAAGTCATTTATAGTTAATGGTGAGGAACGTATCGCAGGCAATGAAGTGTTCAATCCTCAAGACCCGACATCGGCAGCCATTACTGTTCCGTTTAATGTAGGCGATGTTTACGAAGTATACTTTGAGTTGAAGGATTTGAGTGATTACACGGTAAGCAGCGCAGAAGAACTTGTTTATACATTCTTATATAGCCCTCTTACAAAAATCACGTTGGATAAGTCTTTTGCATCAGCAAACGATAACGGTATGCCTTATGCGTTGGCTATTTACGGCATACAAGGATGCCCTAGTATGCGTGAGATTACGTTTAACTTCGAAGCAGACCCGTGGAAAGGCAATAGTGATAACGTCTTAGATGTAGCGGCGGCATTTCGTAAGCAAGGCGGACTTATGGGATTATTCGGTCTATTAACCACCGGAGAAAGAATAGCCCGAATACCGAATGGCGATTGGGGAGAAGAGTATTCAGAAGGTATGGATGAAAGTAAGGCTGGATTAGTGACAGCATTTACAATGAATATTAATTCATCATGGTATAATTACACAATAGAACGATACGATTATGGAACTATTTAAGATTATAAAGAAGGCCTTTGACCTTGTGCGAAACGAAGTAGCACGAGCGTCGAGCGATAGCAAAAGTTACGCCACAAAGTTGGTTGACGCTGAGGCTACTAGAACTGATATCATTATTGATGACCTAGAAAAAAGGGTCAATAGTGACCTTCGCAATAAAGTAAGTTGTACCCTTTATATTAAGACAACCGATATTAGTAATGAAGGCGAATTAAGCGGAACACTAGATGCTGAATTTTTAGAATGGAACATACTAAGGCGCATATATACAAAAGGAATGGTCGGCAAAACATTTGGACCTTTTCGGTTTTACGCGAGCAAGGGAGGAAACTTCGAAGATATTCAGAAAAATTCATTCTTTAATCTAGATAAGCTTTGGGCAAAGTCTTACTATAATCTAGATTATGGAAAGGTGAGGTCCTTATATAATGTAGAATTGAATAGTAGTTTGACGAGTTATAAAGATTTATTCTTTAGAGTCTTGGCAAACTATATTAGTTGTAAAAATCTCATAGATACTAATTATGACTGCTCTCGAATGCTATATGCGTGTTCATCCATTCAATATATTGACTTTGAAATTCCTTCACAAGGAACTAATCATGCACAAGTTTGTGATGGTTGTGTATATTTAAGGCATAAAAACTTTAATATAAATTGGCCAAACTCGGTATCAGCGCAGTCAGCTTTTTCTAACAATAGAAAGATGAAAAATGATATGAGTTCCAAATTAATGGTCACATTGCCATTAGTGTCAACAATGTATCAGATGTTTTATTATTGTGATGGCCTAAGCTATGTAGGAGACATATACGCACCCGTATGTACCTATGCGGGAGAAATGTTTGAATACTGTTACAATCTTGAATCTGTAGGTAATATAGAATTGCCATCGTGTAGTAACATGATTAATATGTTTAGGGAAAATAGAAAACTAAGAAGCGTTAAATCAATTAGTACCTTAATTGATGGGAACATTGATATAGCCTATATGTTTTATAACTGTATAGCTTTAACAGCGGCTCCTTCTATGCAAGGCATTATTGTATCATTGAATAATACATTCTACCACTGCACGGCATTAAAATCATTACCACTTTATAAAGTTTCATCGGAAGCGTATTCGTCAAATGCGTTTAACGTTTGTGAAAACCTAACGGATTTAGGTGGGTTTGATGGACTTAAAAATAATGTTGCGTTCGCTCAGAGCCCTATGCTGACAAGGGAATCATGCTTGAATCTATTCAACTACGCAGGAGACGTTACCACTTATACCGATATGCGGTCAATGACTTTTCACTCTGAAGCCTATGCAAGATTGACGGAAGAAGACATTGCGATAGCTGTAAACAAAGGTTGGGCGGTACTGAGCGCATAATATTAACAACTTAAAAATAGAATTATGAAAGTAGAACAATGGAATGTAAGAATGAAGAGAGTAGTTCCAAGTGAGGGAATGTATCTTTCTGACGGCGAGAACGTAATCAATGAAGCGTATATCCCTAATGACGCTGACGAAAACCAATACAAGGAGGTAGGACAATCGGAGAAGGACGCGTATGAAGCGAGCAAGAATCCTAAGACCTTGGTAGGCGCTAAGCAGCGAAAAGTCCAAGAATTGATGGACTACGATTCAAGTACGGAAGTGAACTCGTTTTGGTTCGGTGGCGAATTGGTTTGGCTCAGCAAGGCAGACCGCGTAGGATTGCAGAACTCTCTAGCGATTGAAAAGAACGCAGGAAAGACGGAATCTACCATGTGGTTCGGAGGAAAGCCGATTACGATTGGAATCGACAGAGCTATTGCGGTCCTCAATGCTGTTGAACTCTACGCTTTGGAATGCTATAACGTGACAGCCCGTCATAAGGCTGAAATCGAATCTAAGATTTTGAAGGCTGATGTGGACAACTACGACTTCAAGACCGGATACCCGGAAAAACTTGACTTTGACCGTGTACAGAATTAAGGTTTTGTTTGGGCAGGCGGTACTAGGTATCGCCTTGCTTGTTGTATATTATTCAGTAACATTATTAAGAAAGTTATGAAATTGACAGACAAATTGGTAGAGAAGATTGGCTATGACAAGATGCTTCATTTCTTGTTGGCCGCTTGGTTTGTAAGTGAATGCAAAGCTTACGGAATCGGTGTAGGTTGTATCGCTTGGATTGTGATAGTGGCTCTTGCTTTCGTAAAAGAGAAGTGGTTGGACGATTTCTTCGATGCAAAGGACTTGCTATGGCCTGCGCTAGGCGGGTTCACTTCACTTGTTTTGATGGTTTTAAAAGATTGTATATTAAAATGTTAAAAAGAGTTTATATTAGCAACTTTTAACTAAATTTATTAAATATTTTTTAATATAAATTCTTATATTTATATCGGTTTTAAAAGTGATGTTAATTGCCTTTTCTAGGGAGGCAAGAAGCATAAAATCAAATTATTGTTTAACTTTTTAATTTTATCACTATTATGGCTGATATGATTGAAAAAATCTACTGTAGCGACAGAGGCGATGATAATGCCTTGACTGCTGCTATCCTGTCTAACAATCGCCGCGACGATGGTTACAACAACTGGATGAACAATCCGTTTGCGTATCTGATGTTCTTGGCGTTTACTCGCAATGGGGGCTTTGGTAACGACAACAACAATGCCGCTCTTGAGGCTATCCGTACGCAGATGCAGGACAACCAGAATAGCTCATTGATTATGAGCGCTCTCGGTGACGGCTTCAACCGCAATGACTTTGCTTTGAGCCAGTTAGCACAGAACCTCAACGTAGACTTCAACACTCTTCAGAAGTGCTGCTGCGACGTTCAGGCTGCTATCCGTGAGGTTGGTGGAGCAGTTAACTTCTCTGCTGAGAAGGTTATCAACGCTGCTAACCTTGGTGACTGCCGTATCATTGAGGCTCTTAACAACTGTTGCTGCTCTACTCAGCGCCAAATTGCCGATTTCCGTGCGGACTTACTTCTCCAGAATTGCAAGGACACTGCAGAATTGCGTAATGGCCAGCGTGACCTCGGAGCCGCAATTACTCAGGGCTTCTCTGCTACTGCCTTCCAGGCTCAGCAAGACAAGTGTGACATCATCCGCGCCGGTCAGGACAATACTCAGCGCATTATTGATACGTTGAATACTCACTGGAAGGATGAGCAGGCTCGTGAGATTCAGGACCTCAAGGCTCAGATTTCTCAGCTGAAGCAGACCGACGCTATCATTGCTCGCCTACAGGGTAACGGCTGCGGCTGTAACAACGAATGTGGTTTCTAAAATCGGTGTGCTATGTTAAGGCTATCTCCAGTAGGTTTAGCTGCCGCTCCGGTTGCAAATCAAGTGTCACTTTTGGCAACGTTCAGAGAGAAGCTGTGTCGTCCGTTTTGCATTGACTCAAGCGTCCAGCCGTTGGCAACGGTAGAGTACTCTACAGGTACTCCTATCCTCAATGGCACAACCGTTTTTGTTCCTGTTACTGCCCGAGTTACTGTTGTAACACAGGGTTGTGGATGCAATGCCAAGACGCAGCTATTCACAGAGCAGTTTTATGTCGCGTTTCAAGGCCAGACAGCTGTTCCTACCGCTGTAACTATTACCTCTGTAGGTAGAGTACAAGGCGGTGCATGCGTTCAGTGTGGATGCGCTCATGCTTATTCTATCAACGATTCGTTGGTGATAACCATTACGCCTCCTGCGGCTTAATCAATTAGTTGGAGTACTCGAGGAGTTTAGACTTCTTGGGTACTCCTTTATTAACTAAAAGAAAAATAAAGCTATGTTATTCAAAGATATTAAGCAAAATTATCCTGTATACATTCTTGACAAGCAAGAGTTCTGTATTACCCAGGGCAAAGCCACGGCAGTTTCATTCCCTCGCATAGAAATGAACCAGAAAATCGGAAGAAGCGAAATGGTAATCGATGTAACCGTTGAAGCAAATGGAAAGACCGCTACTTACGCTATTCCTGAAAACCTCTCAGTTACTTATGCAGGCAATATCGTCTTGTCAACAGATAAGCAAGGCTTAACTGGAGAAGTAGAAGCTATGGTTGCCAGCGCAGACCAAGTAATTGCTTCTGTTACTCATGCGCAGAAGATTAAAGATAAAGCGCCAGCAATTCTTGCAGACCTCAACCCTGTTTACAGAGAAAAACAAGAAACAGAACAGCGCTTCGGTAAGATTGAAGGTTCTATTTCAGAAATGAAAGGACTTATGCAGTCTCAGCAAAAGATGTTGGAAGATTTCATCAAAAAATTTGAAAACTAAGAATCATGGGAAAAAGATTAAAAATGATAGTGGTTAAACACAATGACCACGACGAGCATCATCATAAACATGATGAAGACGTAGTTATCAGAGGCAATATTGTCCGTCACAGAGAGGAGCACGAATTTGATTTGCCTTACGCTCAAGCGGCTAATGCACTAATGTCAGCGAAAGGTTATTTAGAATACGTCAAAAAGCATGGCTATCATTTTACTGATGAACTAGCTGAGCATGTTAGTAAAATGATGGAAAATGCTAATGGCCAGATGCATACTTGGACAGCTCAGCAAGTCAAAAAGGCTATGGAAAGCTTAGGCTTAATGCCATTCGGTAAAACAAAGACAGAAGCTACATTGGGAGACGCTACATATCTCGCTAATATGTACTACGCCGATTTATACCCAGACCCATTCAAGGATGAAGCTTCATGCCTAAGAGCCGCATATAAAATTGCAAATGACATCGATGGCTATAAGGGTATGGTATTCTGCAGATGGACTTCGGACGCCATTGGTAAAGCAATTCATATAGACTGGGAAAAATTTGTGTAGTCATGTTAGAATATATAGAATTGAAAGATATGAACGGACTACTATTCTACATAGTAGTCCGTATCTGCATAACACTAGTTTGCTGGTTTTTTGTTATAAGCTCGTGCCTTATAGATTTTTGGAGTGGAACAAACACAGCAAAAGCATTAGGCGAAAGTTTGCAATCGCATGGGTTTAGACGTACAATAATAAAAATCGGTGATTATTGGCGCGTATTGATTTTTGCTATGATGTTTGATATATTGGGGGCCTTTTTACCTTTCTACGTATTGCCTTTTACTACAATACTTTGCACAATAGCGATAATTTGTATTGAGGGCAAATCAGTAATTGAGAATAGCGGACGAAAGAAAGCGCATGCCGCCGAAGTACCTGATATGGTTAAAGCTATAGTCGAGGCAGCTACATCAGAGCAAGGAGCAGAGGTATTAAACAGAATTGCCGAAGGCTTATCAAAAACTAAAAAGCATGAGAACTATTGACAAAATAATTATACATTGCTCCGCCACACCTGAAGGCCGTGAAAATACAATAGCTGACATAGACCGATGGCATAGGCAAAGAGGCTTTACGCGAGTCGGTTACCATTATGTTATACACTTAGACGGCTCTATTCATACAGGTAGACCTGAGCATATAGTAGGAGCACATTGCCTTGGTAAAAACCAAACGTCTATCGGTATTTGTTATATTGGAGGGCTAGCAAGAGATTGCTCAACACCAAAAGATACAAGAACAACATACCAAAAAGCCGCTTTACTACAGCTCTTACATCATTTGAAGGATAAATATCCAAACGCAACTATCCATGGTCATAATGAATTTGCATCTAAGGATTGCCCCTGTTTTGATGTAAAAACAGAGTATAAAAATCTATAAAACATATATAATTCTATAGTTTATTTTGCTTCTATTCAATTTAAAATATAGAATTATATTATTTATAATAAAATATAAAGAGCTTCTTAAAATCAAAATAAATAAGATACCCTTATGCTTAGAACTATATCAGCCATATTAATAGTCCTTTGTGCAGTTTTATACTATATAGCAAATGACCTTAATAAACAGGTTAAAAGACTTAAAGCCAATGAGACTACTTTACTTAGCAGTGCAGAGGCATACCGCGTTAATGACAGCCTATCCGCTATACGAATAAATCAACTTCAATTAAGCTTATCGCAATTCGAAAAATACCGCACAGAAGACCAAGCTCTCATTAAATCTTTACGCGTTGACAATAAAGGATTGCAAGATATTATAACGTCCGCCTCTGAAACAAATCGAAGATTACAACTTAAGCTGAAAGACTCTTTGCGCGTAGATACTGTTATGCAATATATTGACACATTGAAATGCTTTTCGTTTAAAGACTCATGGACTACTCTTTCAGGTTGTTTCCATAAAGATACTACTACCTTTTCAATTCAAAATATAGATAGCCTTATAGCAGTTACTAATATGGAGCGCAAACGCTTTTTATTCTTTAAGCTACCTGTAAAATGGTTCGGCTATCGCTCAAAGCAAGCCACAATTCTTAGTAAAAATCCTTACACTACGATAAGCCATATTGAATATATAACCATAAACCATTAAATTTGCATTTATTCGTAAACAATAGAAACAAAATAAACAATTCTTTGTTTCTGCCTAAAGTGCTGATTTTCAATTCATTATAATCCTATAAACAAAATAAACAATAAATTCTATAAACTTTTGAACAACAAATAAATATCTAATTTTAGGTTTAAGCTATTTATTGTCATAATATATAAAAACATTGTTTATTTTGTTTCTATTGTTTACACTTGGAGTTAAAAGCTTGATTTTCAACACTTTATAAATAAACAATAAATTTTTTACATATTTTAACATTAAAAATTTTTATATCTCAAAAAATTGATTTATCTTTGTAGTATCAAAACAATAAGAATAAAAATATGGAAAAATTTGACTTAAATAAGGTGCTTGAATTTTACAAGCCTGACCAAGAGGCAGTAGCAAAGGTGCTATTTCCGTACAACAACTTTCCACAGGCGGCTTTACGCCGAGTGTTAACAGGGCCTACTACAATTGATGCAGACCAAATAGCGGCTCTTGCTGACTTTTTAGGAGTGCTCGTTGGCGACTTGTATACAATCGATGCAGGCTGGAAGGGTTCATTTGAGCATGGCTATCTCACTTTTAAAAAGGGGGAGTATAAAGCGATATTGAATTATAAGGGTTCATTCCTTTCAGTATACAAAGGTAAAGACCGCATAAATACTACTGAATTGGTATCTACCACAATGACAATTGAAAGTTTCATTAATCATATTAATAACATAATTAAAGCTAATAACAATGATTGAAATTACCGTAAAATTGCAGTTGGATGAAGCGTCCGCTGACACTAAGAGACTTTTAGGTGCGTTATTTAACTTGCCAAATGCTTCTTGCTACAATCCTGTTGTTTCAGAAGAAGATGAACAAGCAAAAAGCCAAGCAGCCGACCCTCAGTCTAAAGTAAAAGCTGAAGAAGCAAAACCTGCCCCGCAGCCAGCGGCCGGCTCTCAACCTGAAGCAAAAGCAGAGGCTAAAAAGTCCTACAAGACTGAAGACGTAAGAGCCGCAATGGCAAGTAAACTTGCAGACCACCGAGTAGAGTTGGTTAACAAGTTGAAAGAAATGGGAGCCAAGAATGTATCTTCTCTTCCTGAATCTAAGTACGAAGAATTTATTAACTTCTGTAACTCGTTGTAATCATGGGAGCAAGTCAAAAAGAAAAAAATTACAAGTTTTATTAAGCAAATGGTCAATACTAAAGCAATAAACCACTCAGAGAGAGCGCATGCGCTTCTTTCTGCCTCTGGAGCTTCCCGTTGGCTTGGCTGTACGCCTTCAGCAAGACTTGAAGAAGAGTTTGGTATAGATAAGCCTTCTCCTTATGCCGCAGAAGGCACGCTGGCGCATGAGCTATCGGAGCTTATTATTCGTCACGATATTCTTAAGACGGTATCAGACGAGCAATTTGAAGAGGCTGCAATTAAGATATTCGAAAATGAATTGTACCAACCAGAAATGATTGACTATGCACAATTCTATGTCGACTATGTACGCGATGAGCTTGAGTCTTCAAAATTAGGAACGGCCGACGCAATTTTAATTATTGAAGAACGTGTAGACCTTCGTAGTTGGGTTCCTGAGTCTTTCGGCTCTTGTGATGCTATTATTATAGCAGACGGTATTATGAAGGTAATAGACCTTAAGTATGGCAAAGGGGTTCCAGTATCTGCAACAGGTAATAAGCAGTTGATGCTTTACGCTTTAGGAGCCTATGAAAAGTACGCAATTATGTACGCGATTGATACAGTAGAATTGCATATTGTTCAACCACGTATTGACAACATATCATCTTGGTCTGTAGATGTAAAAGAGTTGCTTGATTGGGCTGATAATGAGGTACGGCCTAAAGCGCAAATGGCCTTTGATGGTAAGGGTGAACTTAAAGCAGGTGACTGGTGTAAGTTCTGCAAAGTTAAGGCAAGATGCCGTGAGCTTTATAAGCAAAACATTGAATTAGCTAAATACGATTTTGCTAAGCCTGAAAATGGATTGCTTTCACCTGAAGAGATTGCAGATATTATTGATAGAGTACCTCTACTGGTAGAGTGGGCTAATAGCGTAATAGAATATGCTACAGACCAAGCTATTGGCAATGGAGTTATATGGCCAGGCCATAAATTAGTAGCTGGTCGCTCTACTCGTAAATTCACAGATTCAGAGGCCGTAGCACAAGTTCTACTTGATAATGACTTTACGGCTGATGAAATCTTTGAGTCAAAGCTTAAGAGCCTAACAGCCATTGAAAAGATGGTAGGTAAAAAGGATTTTGAAGCGATATTTAAAGAGCTTATTGTTAAAGCTAAGGGTAAACCAGTCTTAGTGCCTTTAAGCGATAAGCGCCCAGCCTTAGGAACGGAAGATGCAATCAATGATTTTAAACTTTAAATAAAAATTAAAGATTTTTTGCATTTTCGTATTATAAAATTTATTATCTTTGTACTAAAGAAAAATTAAGAATTATGGCAACAATTACTTTAAATCACAGCCAGAAAGAATTTAGAAATAAGTATGGCTTATGCAACGTATACTTTGCAATCAAAACTCAAAAAGACGGCTCAGCTTATTGCCCAGGTATTTACAACCTCAAAGCTCCTGTATTGAGCCCTAAGCAATTTGTATATTCAAGAAGATAAAATATTGTAGCACTTAAAAATTAAGAATTATGGCAGAAAATGTTTCAACAAAAGTAATCACAGGTAAAGTACGTTTTTCATACGCACATGTATTTGAACCAGTAGCAATGGCTGAAGGTCAAGAGTCTAAGTATCAAGTGTCTCTTATCATCCCTAAATCAGACCTCAAGACTTTGGAAAAGATTGAAAAGGCTATTGAAGCTGCTAAGGTTGTAGGTAAGGACAAAATCTCTAAGAATGGTAAACTCATGCCTGGCCTTAAAATGCCATTGCGTGATGGCGACGAAGACCGCCCAGATAACCCAGAATATGCAGACAGCATGTTTATCAATTGCTCGTCTAAGTTGAAGCCAGGCATCGTTGACAAGGATTTGAATCCGATTATGTCGCAAGATGAGTTCTACTCAGGTTGCTACGGTCGTGCTTCTATCAACTTCTACGCATTCAACAATGCCGGTAATCGTGGCATTGCTTGTGGCTTGAACAACTTGCAGAAGTTGGCAGATGGTGAACCTCTCGCAGGTGGGTCTACCGCTGAAGAAGATTTTGGTGGTTCAAATGCTTTTACTGATGAAGACCCAATGGCATAACACTCTTAACTTCTTTACTCATTATCACATAAATAATTGAATTTAAACGGTTTAAGGGCTAAAACCTGTGAAGGCTAGTAGCCCTTATTTATGGGCCTTATAGTGTAATTGGTAGCACGCCAAGTAGTACGCGTAACTTGGAAGAGAAGTTCGAGCCTTTGTTGGCCCACAAATTAATTTTAAAGTATTATGAAAAAAAGAGAGTTATTCCTTGATATTGAAACGTACTCAGAGGCTGATATTGCAGCTTGCGGGGCGTATAAATATATCGCGGACCCAAGTTTTCAAATTCTTATGATAAGTTACGCTTTCGATGATGAAGATGTCATAACGGTCGACTTAGCGCAGGGCGAAGAGATACCTGACGAATTAGAAGAAGGGCTGCTTGATAGTAATGTTATTAAATGGGCGCATAATGCAGTATTTGAACGTAAAGCCTTCGAGCGTATTGGTTACACAATACCGATTGAAGAATGGCGTGACTCCGCGGTTAAAGCTGCATATTGTGGATTGCCTTTGTCCTTGGATAATGTATCTAAGGCTTTAAAGCTTCAAGAAGGTAAACTTGACACAGGTAAGGCATTAATTCGTTATTTCTCTTGCCCTTGTAAGCCTACTAAGACTAATGGCATGCGTACTAGAAATTATCCGTATCATGACTTAGAAAAGTGGGAGCAATACAAGATGTATAACAACTTCGACGTACGCGCTGAGCGTGAAATTGTTCGTCGTCTTGAGGCCTATGATATTCCAGAATGGGAACAACACTTGTGGGAGTTAGACCAAGAGATTAATGACCGAGGTATTCTAATTGACTTAAATATGGCCGCAAATGCCATTAGCATTGATGAGGGGTACAAAGCTACTTTGACTCAAGAGGTTAAAGATATTACAGGTCTTGAGAATCCTAACTCCGTTGCGCAATTGAAAGCATGGCTTGAAATGGAAACAGGAGAAACAGTAGACTCTCTTAATAAAAAAGAAATGCCCGCACTCTTAGAAAAAGCCTCTGGTGATGTAAAACGAGTGTTAGAGGCTCGTCAGCGTTTAGGTAAAACTTCTGTTAAAAAATATACCGCAATGCTTAATTGTGCAGGTCGAGACAAAAGAGCAAGAGGATTATTCCAATTTTACGGTGCAAATCGTACAGGCCGTTGGGCTGGTCGACTTATCCAATTACAAAATCTGCCGCAAAACCATATTAATGATATTGAGCTCGCACGTGATTGTGTTGTAAAAGGAGACGCTCAAATGTTAGAAGTATTTTATGACAATGTGCCTGATACTCTATCACAATTGATTCGTACAGCATTTATTGCTCCAGAAGGCAAAACATTCGCAGTCGCTGACTTCTCAGCAATTGAAGCAAGAGTTTTATCTTGGTTCGCTAATGAAGAATGGCGATTAGACGTATTCCGTACGCATGGTAAAATCTATGAAGCGGCGGCCGCAATGATGTTCGGCTTACCTATTGAAATGATTAAGAAGGGCTCGCCAGAACGTCAAAAAGGTAAAATCGCGGAGTTAGCGCTCGGTTATGGCGGTTCATTAGGGGCACTTCGTCGAATGGGCGGTGAAGCAATGGGATTGAGCGACGGTGAAATGATGAGCATCGTACGTAAATGGCGCGCTGCGAATGAAGGTATTACAGACTTTTGGGCTTCTGTACAAGACGCAGCGTATAAAGCTGTTCGCTTACGAGATAAAGTAGTATTAGACGAGTATCATGACTTGGAATTTGAATGTAATACGGAAGTTCTTACAATTAAACTTCCATCAGGCCGAAAGCTATTCTATCGTGACCCGTGTATACGTAATTCATCAAAAGGTGAAATCCTTTGTTACTACGGCATTAATCAGGAGACTAAGCAATGGAGCTTGCTTGATACGTACGGAGGCAAGTTGACTGAAAACATTATTCAAGCGACAGCTCGTGACTTATTGGCCTGGTCGATGCTAAAACTAAATAGAGCAAAGTACCCTATTGTAATGCACGTGCATGACGAAGGTATCGCTGAAGTGCCAATTGAAAGCAGCGAAAAAAGTCTTGCTGATATGTGTAGTATTATGGGAGAAGACGTTGAATGGGCCCCAGGTCTTCCGCTTAGAGCTGATGGATATGTAACACCATTTTATAAAAAGGGCTAATCATGGAACTCCAGCATAATGGAAAAGTAAATATCGCTGTTGGCCTTAGTGCTGACAGCGCTCGTTGGAAAAACGAATATATAGAGTGGGCGCAATTAGTAGATAGGCTTACTACTGTTGTGAAGACTACTGAGACCTTATCTACATACTTAAAAGCCTCAAAAGAAGAGCAATCCAAGATTAAAGATATTGGAGGCTTTGTAGGGGGTTACATTAATGGAGGTAAACGTAAAGTCACCAACATTTTGTACCGCCAATTGCTTACGCTAGATATTGACTTCGGGCATAAGGATTTATGGCTTGACTTCACAGTGTTATTTAATAATGCCGCGGTATTGCACGCTACTCATAAGTCTAGTCCGGCCAATCCACGATATAGACTTGTTATGCCGCTCAGTAGAGAGGTATCTCAAGAAGAGTATTTGGCTATATCCCGTAAAGTTGCTTCTATGATTGGTATTGAGTGCTTTGATGCTTCAACATTTCAAGTCAATCGCTTGATGTTTTGGCCATCTTGCCCATGCGATGTAGAGTTCTATTCAGAAGTGCAAGACGGAGAATGGCTTGACGCCGACGAGATTCTATCAATGTATATAAATTGGCATGACGTTTCAGAATGGCCAATGACTGATACAGAGAGCGACGTTATTAGCCTTGAGGCTAAAAAGCAAGAAGACCCAACGGCTAAAAAGGGAGTAGTCGGAGCATTTTGTCGTGCCTACGATATTCATGAAGTTATTGCTGAATACCTTCCAGATGTTTATACTTCAGCCGGTGATGACCGTTATACTTATATTAAAGGAACTACCGCCGCGGGCCTTATTGTGTATAACGATATATTTGCTTATTCACACCATGGCACTGACCCGGCAGGAGGCCGTTTATGTAATGCCTTTGACCTAGTGCGTATACATAAGTTTGGTCATTTAGATATAGGTAGCAAAAAGGCAGGAATTGAGACAAAGTCTTTCAAAATGATGGAAGAACTTGCTACTCAAGATAAAGCTGTTAAGAGGGTAATTGCTGAAGACAAATTTGCTAATGCGAAGCTTGACTTTGATATAATATCTGAAACTGATGGGCAAGAAGCTGATAATAAATGGGTTGAAGACCTTGAGGTTGATACTCGCGGTAATTATACGAGCACTGCTCAAAATCTTAATCTTATTGTGCGCAATGACGTTAATATCCGGGGGACCTTTATGCTTAACACTTTCGATAATAAGCGTTATACTTGTCGTAGTCTTCCTTGGAGACAACTAGAGAATAACGAACCGGAGCCTTTGCGTGACGTAGACTATAGCGGTATTCGTAACTATATTGAAAGCGTATATGGCATCGTGTCTGTTGGTAAGATTGATGACGCAATTGCTTTGGAATTTGAGCGTAATAACTTTCACCCTATTAAAGATTATATAAAGTCTTTACAATGGGATGGTGAAAAGAGAGTAGATACTTTGCTTATTGAATATTTTGGTGCTCCTGATAACGCCTACACGCGTGCAGCAATACGTAAGCCATTGTGTGCGGCAATCGCAAGAGTATTTAGGCCTGGTACAAAGTTTGACTTGGCTCTTACTCTAGTAGGCCCTCAGGGCACTTATAAAAGTACATTCTTTAAAAAGCTTGGTAGACAATGGTTTTCTGATACCTTTTCAACAGTACAAGGCAAAGAGGCCTTTGAACAGTTACAAGGAGCATGGCTGATTGAAATGGCAGAGCTCTCAGGCTTAAAGAAAGCCGAAGTAGAGTCTGTGAAGCAATTTCTATCAAAAACTGAGGACATGTTCCGACCAGCTTACGGCCGAGTAGTTGAAACATTTAAGCGCCAATGTGTATTCTTTGGTACTACTAATAAGGAGGACTTCTTGCGAGATGCTTCAGGTAACCGCCGCTTTATGCCGATTGACGTGAATCCTGCCATGGTGACGCGTTCTGTTAAAGAAGACCTAACAGAAGAAGAAGTAGACCAAATATGGGCTGAAGCATACCAATTATATCTTGCAGGTGAGCTTTTATACCTTGATGGAGTAGAAGAAAAAACTGCTGAAGTTGAACGCAAGAAGCACAGTGAAGGCGATGAGCGCGCGGGTCTTATTGAAGAATACCTTGAACGCTTGTTCCCTGAAGACTGGGATTCTTACGATGAGTATAAGCGTAAAGACTGGCTGCAGGACCCGCTTTCAGCAAAAGGTACCGAGGTTAAGCGCTTTACTTGTGTGGCAGAGATATGGTGTGAGTGTTTGAATCGTAAGAAAGAAGACATGTCTCGATATAATACACGTGAAATTAACGATATAATGAAAACTGCTTTACCTGACTGGGAATACGTTAATTCAACAAGAAATTTCCCGCTTTATGGTAAGCAAAAATACTATAAAAGAAAGATATGAAAGTAATATTTTTATCTTCTACAAGCCGTGAAGAATTAGCTACTCGCTATTATGACGCAATGCCTTTATTCTGCTATAACCAGTGTATTAAGCTAAAAGGTAAGTTATATCGTGTTTTGTCAGCTATAATTGACTTAGACCAAAATGCCGTTATTGTTGAAATTATAGACCTATAAGTAATGATATACAGAATTGAAAATATACAATTAGTTTTTGAAAATAATACAAGATTTAACGTAAGGCCACATAGGCCCATCGTAATTCATGACTTGGGGGCTTTTCGCAAAATGTATACAGAGCGCTCTGCAAATATACCTTGTAAGTCTCCTTTAAAATACGTGTATTTTACTTATGAAGAGTACAGCGATAGATAGTGAAAAATTGGTTGAGCGCACTTTAGTCGACTTAATCAAAAAAGAAGGGGGCCTTTGTATCAAGCTGTCAAGTCAGCACTTTATTGGTTTGCCTGATAGACTATGTTTAATGCCTAACAGGCAGGTAGTATTTGTCGAACTTAAGACTACAAAGCAAAAGCCCCGAAAGATACAAGCCTATGTACATGAGAAGATACGGAGACTCGGCTTCAGAGTTGAAGTAGTAGATTCAGTGCAAGGCACAAAAGAATTAGTGAATGAAATTAAAAACTTACCATTTTAGTTATGCAAAGTCAAAGTATACAAAAAGGCTCATTAGTTTATATAGTACCAGACGATACCCGTCACGAGCCTTACAATAGCAGAGTATTATCTGTTGGCTCTAAGTATATAACAGTAGAAGGCCGAGACAGATTTGATATATATACTTTATATTCGGTAGAAAATAGCAAAGGTTGGAATCCACGCTTACAGTTATATAAGTCTAAAGAGTACTTCGAGCGTAAAAAGCAGGAGGATAAACTAAAAGGAGACATTATTTCTTATATAGAGAAGCACTTGGGCAGTATGCCTATACACATTTTAAGAGATATATCAGAATTAATAAAGCAAGGCTTAGCGATTAAAAATATGATATCTAACGTATGAAGATTCAAGGCTTTCCAGTATATTGCGCAGGAGGGCTTTTAAAGTACGGTAAAAATACAACCGTAACTCCTCCTTTATGTGAATCTTGCGCACTACTATGTAGGCCTATAAGTGCAATGTACTTAAAGCCCGCTTGGCGGATACGCGAAAGAGGCATAATGTATAACCACGCAACAAAAAGTTGCCCCTTGTATAAACAAAAAGAGAATGAACGAAAATAATTTACATGAATATCAGCGGTATGGCGTTAATTTTATTATCGACCACCCTTATTGTGGGTTATTCTTAGATTGCGGTCTAGGCAAGACTGTAACAACTCTTACTGCAATAAATCATTTGATGTATTCAGAGTTAGAGATACGTAATTGTCTAATCATCGCGCCTAAAAGAGTAGCAGAGACAGTATGGAGTGAGGAGATTGAAAAATGGGAGCACCTCAAACATCTTAAGCTCTCTAAGATTATTGGTCCTGAGAAGAAGAGGATTGAGGCTCTTAGCCAACCGGCTGATATTTATATAGTATCAAGAGATAATATAACTTGGCTTTGCTCCTACTTTGGAGGAGGTCATTTACCATACGATATGCTTGTCATTGACGAGCTGTCATCTTTTAAGTCTTATAAGGCCTTACGCTTTAAAGCTCTTAAAGTCGTTAGACCAAGCTTGCAAAGAGTAGTAGGATTGACTGGTACTCCCGCTCCTAACGGCCTTATCGACTTGTGGCCTCAAATGTATCTCATAGACAGAGGACAAAGACTTGAAAAGACAGTATCGCGCTATCGCGATAAATACTTTAAGCCTGGGTGCTCAAATGGAGCAATAGTATATAACTATGTACCGCTCCAGGAGTCAGAGGCTAAAATCCATGAAGCTATTAGCGATATATGTGTAAGTATGAAGGCTAATGACTATTTGAAAATGCCTGAGCGTATTGACAACTATATTAAGATATATTTGCCGCCTGAGATTCAAGCGGCTTATAATAAGTTTGAAGAGGAGAATATCTTGCAGGTAATTAACTCTCTAAACGAAGAACAAGAAGTAACAGCCCTTAATGCCGCTGCTTTAGCTAATAAGCTCTTACAATTCGCGAATGGAGCCGTATACGATGAAAATCGTAACGTGCATGAGATTCATGACTTAAAGATTGATGCTTTGCGTGATTTGATTGAAGACTCAAATGGCCAACCAATTCTGTGCGCTTGGGCTTATCAGCATGACCGCGACAGAATAATGAAAAAGCTAAAAGCCTACAATCCAAGAGAGCTTAAAACCGAAAAGGATATAAAAGACTGGAATGACGGAAAGATAAATTTGCTTTTAGCCCATCCCGCCTCAGTCGGTCATGGTCTTAATCTTCAAAAAGGCGGGCACATTATTGTATGGTTCGGCAATACTTGGAGCTTAGAGCTTTACCAACAATTCAATGCTCGAATATTGCGACAGGGCCAAACTAAAGAGTCGGTAATTATACACCATCTTGTTGCTATTGACACACATGACAAAGATGTTATTGCGGCAATTGCCAATAAGGATAAAAAGCAAAATGCTTTGCTTGACTCTATTAAAGCTAAAATTAGTAAATACTTAAAAAAATAGATAATATGAAACAGCCGAAGAATTTTACAGAAGACGCAGATTGGAGCGCCCCTTCATGTATACTAAGAAGGTTTAGGCAAATAGCTATAGGCGAGAGTATATCTCAGCCTGAGTTATATGAAAGCACTCGTGCAAGATACGATAAGTTTACTAAGCAATACTATTATGTATTGCTAAACCAATTAATTAAGACGGGCAGAATAAAACGAGGTGACCGCTTTAAAAATCCTGTTTTAATTAAGTTACAAGAAATGCCTGAGTCTTGGAGCACTATAACCTATGAGCTCCGTGCGCAAAAGAATTTGAGTAGCCTTGACATAATAAGAACAGGTTCACCTATGCTTAATTTTGACTTTGCGCGTGACAGCGAACCAGGCTCCACTATATTTAAGAATTGCACCATTCAGCCTATTCAATTCATAATGGCGACTCAAATAAATAACGCTGGTGCAAGCGTATTACGCAATGTGATAAAAGCTACTCTTTATGAAACCGCAGAAGCCCAAAGAGAACTTGAAAAAGCTATACATTACGTACATATAATGAAAGCCTATAAAATGTCTTTTGCTATAAACGCTGGCTTGTATAAATTAGCGGGGGACGTTATAGAGGAATATGTAGAAAAAGAAAATTTATCCTCAGATATGAAAAGTCTGATTACTGATTTGTATGAATCAGAATGGGACTCAGCCATAGATACTCTTAAAAAATTCCATTCTGGCGAATTGCGAATTAAGGCTAATAAAGAATAGCAATATTTAAAATATTTCCAATTGTCATATTTATTTTGTATCTTTACAAAGTAATTAAAAAATAAAGCTATGGAAGGAAAATTAAAAGTTAACAAGCAGGACCTCGGTAAAAGCCTTGCTGAAGATATAGCCTTAGAGATTATTTATGGCTGTGGCCGCTTTGATAAATATGACGTAAAAGCTATTTGTACTACTAATGGTATTGCCTTAGAAGGCATGCGTAAATTAACAGAAGAAGTGGTTAAAAAGAGTTATCCTAAAGGTGAAGCTTGGAGTGAAGATTTTCTGCAAAGACAATTAGATTATTGGTTTAAATAAAATAACTATGAGTAAAATTAAAAAACCCTTTGTTGTAGCGTTCTCAGGAGGATGCTGCAGCGGTAAGACAACAACGCTTAACGCTCTTAAAGAGCAATTAGAAAAAGAGGGCAAAAAGGTATTAGTCTTTAAGGCTGATAGTCATGCCTATTTGGCTGAACGAAATACTACTATTGATGCAATTCGTCGTAGAGCCCTCGACTACTTGCGTTTTCAAGAATGGATATGCCATGAACAAGCGAATTTTGAAAATCAAATCTTGCAAGACCGCTACTATGACTATGATGTTATCTTGCTTGACCGCTCTCTGTTTGATTGCTTGTTTTATTCACAATACTATATTGATTTGGGCAACGAAAGTTTACAATTAGGCATGGGCCTTAATCGCTATTACGATTTACAACTTTATCTTGATAAGTATCTTACTAAAGCGGTAGAGCGTATTTATAGCTTGGTTTTGTTCTTTGAGCCTATTACTAAACCGGAAGGTGATACCTCAACTTATACTCGCCCTGTTGGTTTAGACATGCTTAAATATATTGAGTCCTTTGGTATATCTAAAATTGTTGACCACTATTGTATACCAGGCTTTTTAAATCGTATTAACTTAAATACTATTAAGCAAGAAGAAGCTGTGCAGAATATTATTAACATCATAAATCATTACCATAAATGAAAATACTAGTTATCGGCCGCGACCAAGGCCTAATTGAAACAGCAAGAGCTTTAGCTGAAGGCTTAAAGCTTCCAATTGTTGACGACTTTCGCCCTCGCTCAAGAGCGGTAGAAGACTTGCAACCAGGCGTTTATGTAGGCTACGCAATGACCTATCAACAGGCTAAGACTTTAGCCTTCGAGACTATAGTAATTAATCGCCCAGGTACTATGTTTAACCCGACACAAAAAGCTGGTACTGAAAAGGTTTATAAAGTTATTGACTCAAAAACAGGCGAACTCTTCATAAGAAACGGTATACCGACTAATTGTTTAAGCCTTTCAGGCGCTAATCAAATAGCCAATAAGATAAATACCGAAGCAAACGCCTTGAGTGCCCCAATTGCTATCGTTAAACTTGACAGATAAAGATATGAAAAAATTAATTCAACCAGTAGCTTTATTCCTTTCAGCGGACGACTTGAAAAATAGAGCAATTTACTCTAATACCCTGTATCTAGCCTCGGAGACTACCAAAATGCTTGACAATGGACAGGACATGTATATTATGCTTAATCATGATGATGGCTCACATAAGTTCCCTGTGTTGCATATATTCAGAAAGGCTGAAGATAGCTTAAAAATATGGAGCAACAAGGCCGAGCTCGAAAAGATACAGCCCTTGTATCAAGAGATTGTCAATATGGCTTTCAAGCAAAAACGAATTATTGAGCTGCTTGGCTCTTACGGGGTTCAACCCGACAAAAGATTGATAAAAGATTTGTATGACTTAATATTCCAACAGTAATATGCAACAATATTTAGCTACCTTAGCGTATATACGTAATATTGGTTCTAAGCGTGAAGACCGAACAGGCACCGGTACGCTAAGCCATTTTGGACATGTAATGCACTTTAACTTGACTTACGGCTTTCCACTTCTTACAACTAAGAAGATGCACTTTAAGTCAATCGTACATGAGCTGATTTGGTTCTTGTCTGGCTCAACTAATATCCAATACTTAAAAGATAACAACGTACGTATTTGGAACGAATGGGCTGATGAGAATGGTGAAGTAGGACCTCTTTATGGTAAGCAATGGCGTAGATGGCAAAAGCCTGATGGCGAAGAACTTGACCAGTTGCAGCAGGCAATTGATATGATTAAGACTGACCCTTGCTCTCGTCGTATTATGGTATCAGCATGGAATCCAGGAGAACTCGATAAAATGGCTTTGCCTGCCTGCCATTCCTTCTATCAATTTTATGTTGACCCTAACGCAAAGACTCTGAGTTGTATGATGTATATGCGTAGCGCCGATATGTTCTTAGGCGTTCCGTTTGATATTGCTTCTTACGCTTTGCTTACACACCTTGTAGCCCATATTACAGGATTAGAGCCTCTTGAGCTTATAATTATAATGGGCGATACACATATCTACTTGAACCACCTTGAGCAAGTAGACGAGCAACTTACTCGCAAGCCAATGACTTTGCCAAAGTTGCGTATTTCAGAGAGAGTAACCGATATTAATGATGTACGGTTTGAAGACTTTATCCTTGAAGGCTATGAAAGTCATCCAACCATTAAAGCTAAGGTATCAGTATGACGGTGGGAATTATAATTTTTCATTTAATAGTATACTTAGCAGGCGCGTGGGCTTCTTATATAGCTCTTAAAGACCTGCGTAAATTAAAGAAAGTACGAGTATTAGCCTTAGGCTCTTGGTTTACTTTTATCTGCTATTTAATAGCCTGTAGTTACAATGATTTTGACAAACAATAAAAAACTAAAAGATTATGGAAATTAGAGACACAAGTATGAGATTCTTAAAAGTGCGTGACGTAAAGTCGCCAGAACGCGGTACTCAGTATTCTGCGGGTATTGACTTCTTTGTACCAAATGACTTCGAACCAGCAATACTTAATCCAGGGGCAGATATTCTTATTCCTTCAGGCATTAAAGTTGGATTGCCTCCAGGAACAATGCTTATGGCCGCTGATAAATCAGGTATTGCCTCATCGGCGAAGGCCAAGACCGAAGTAGGTATGAAAGTAAAAGACGATTTGTCTGATTCTGCTATAATTATTGGCGCTAAGATTATTGATGAAGACTACCCGGGTGAAGTTCATATCCATCTCATTAATGTTGGGCAAAATATCGTTAGGCTTATGCCTGGCCAAAAGGTAGCACAATTTATTATTGTGCCTGTGCTATACAGTATTCCTGAAGAAGTGGAGTCGCAAGAAGAGTTGCGTATACCGCAAACAGAGAGAACTGGAGGCTTTAGTAGCACTAACAAATAAGAAAGTTATGAAAAAGTATATTAGTATTATACTGGGCGTACTTTATAGCCCAGTATACCTTTTAGGATTTATCGTATATTACATCGCTCGCTTAGTTCTTGCATTGGCCTACGCCTTAATGTTTCAGAAGCGTAAAGCAGTAGATATTATTACTAATTTATTCACCTCATCATTCTGATACGTATGGCCAACCAAAAGACTAATGTACAAATGCTTGATGACGCGCTAGCTGCAATCCTTGAAGCTGAAAAGGCTGAGGAGCAGCTAGCCGCTGAGAGCGTAAAAGCTTCACTCGAAATACTCGATGGCGCTGTAGCAAAGTCCAACGAGCAAATTGAAGCAGAAGATGGAGACCCCGCTATAAATAAGTTATTACCAAAGAATAAGCGTAAAGCCCTTCCATCTGGTAAGAATGCTCCTAGAAGTGTACATGAACAAAACCAACGCCTAAAGCGAATTACTATAAAGCGCGAACTTGTTAAGGCTGACAATGTTTTATTCTTGCAGGAGTTTATACCAGGCTCTTTAAAAAGAAAAGTCATTCCTTTCATGACGAAAGCGCTTGTAGAATCAATCTCAGATTTGAAGGCAAACATTAATCGCCGTATCGCTATTGTTATGGCTCCTCTTTTCCCTGAGAAATTACGCGTAGCAAGAGCACTTTGTGGCACTTTGCCTTTCAAAGACCATCCAGGCTTTTTATGGATTGGTGACGAGGCTTATGGCGGTCACAAGATATGGGTAAATCCTGATATTCCATATTATTTTGACCAGTTCTCTGAAATGGCTATTATTCGTAGTAAGTGCGATGAGAACAAAGTTGCAGCGATTGACCGTATTATCGCTAACTATATGAACGCGGTTACTCAGTTAGCTAAGCGTGAAAGTAATATTGCCATTAAGCTTACAAGAATTGATACCTTTGAAGAACTTCTTACATACAACGTTGATTGCTTCTTATATATCTATGAGCTCTACAAAGCCGAAAAGCTGGAAGAGGCTAGAATAATGCGAGAAGAGCAACAAGAAGAGCTGGCAAAAAGGATTGAATCCGGATTGCTCGATATAGAGGCAATTGAACAGGAAATGCTTAAAAAGCATAAGAAAGATGAAGAAGACTCTAAAGGTTTCGCAACTAATAAAAAATAATAATCATGATAAATATATATTTAAGTTTATTTTTAATATTTATAGGGGTAATACTAAGAACATTTAAAACTCTATATATTGTTAAATCGACCCCTCTTAAGGCCTCTATAATAAGTGGCTTTACACAAGTAATAAATATAGTCTCTATTAAGTTTATTATAGACTATACTACATGGTGGGCTATTACGCTTTTAATTGGCATAAATATTATCGGTGTTTATATTACTACGCTTTATTTTAGCTTTAGCCTTAATAAAAAAGTCTTAGCTTCTAATACTAATGAAATTTCAGAATTAAATGACGCTATAGAGCATTGTAATATAGTAGCTAACGCTCATAAATGCGACCAATGCGGGCAAAATCATTTACAACTTGGTAACTGGCTTAGAGAATTAAGAAATCTAAAATATAAAGCTCATGATTAATATAATAAGCACTACCTTTGTATATTTTTGCCTACTGCTCTTTTTAATCACTTTAATAATAGTAATGATACGTGGAAAGTAATATGAAAAAGCGAAAGTTTGACCCTTGTTGCTATATCCCCAATCAGCCATGCTACAACATGGCTGTTATTAGAGGAGAGCGAGAGCAGAAAAGACAAAGAGCAAGAATTTTAAAAGCAATTGATAATCAAAAATTTAAAAACAATGGAAACAAATATAGAAAATCCCAAAAATCCCGAATCAGAGACTCAAGAAACCTTGCAAGAGGAGAAGCAAGAAATAAGACAATTAGTACCACCCCAAGAAGCCTTTGACAAGCAACGTGAAATAGAAAAGCAATACTTAGAAACTGTTAAACAAGCTAACCAGTAATATGAAAGTAAAAGCTAAGTTTCATAAAAATATTGATGGATTGACCTTAATACCAACAATCTTTGTTGATAAATGGGGAATGCACGCTGCAAGAATGATTCTCATTGAGTTTATTTTCCTGTCATACTCTTTTGACATTGACATTGAGTACTAATAAAAAATAACGCCTTATGACAAAAGAACAATACAAAAGAGCCTGTGAAATAAATACGCGTTTAAAGCAACTTGAACAGGTACAAGAGGAAATACGCGGAGCAGCCACAAAGCGCTTAACTTATACATGTAAACGCATCACTGATAGTGACTACTCTCCTTGTAACCCGCATATTATGGGTTACATAGATAATTTGCTTGATGTGCATGATAAAATGATACGCGCTGAAATAAGAAACGAAATTGCATCTCTTGAGCGAGAGATTGAAAGTCTATAATAAAAAATATCCGCTATAAGAAAATATAGCGGATATTTTTTATTACCAGGAAATATAACAGTATTAAGGCATTTCCATACCTTTGAGAAATATTGTACTTCCTACCTTGGTCCTAAAAGCCTTATTGCCTTCTAACGTAATAATTGGAACTTTATGCGGGCCATCTAAGACGCTTTTAGACTTGATATGTACCCATTGATACTCAAGTTCTGCTCCTCCTGTAAGTATATGGACTTGCAGCTGTTTTTCCTTAGTGCCGTTCCAAAAGTAGTCTACAGGAAATATAGTCGGCACATCTTCGTAAGGCCAAAATGTAATATCATACGTACCATCCGGATTGGCTGAATACTTTGCTACCTCAAAGCCATAAGGAAACATCGTATGAATATCTTCTAGCTCGTCGGCTGTTTCTTGCGGGTCGCAAATAGGCTCTTGCCCTTGCGTGAGATACCAAAAAGTGTCATTTGACAGCTCTAAGACTTTTTCTTTAAGGGGATTCAATTTTCTCATATCATTTTCTTTTACTCCAGTAATCAATTTTTTGTGGCTCTACGCCATTCGCACAGTCTTTGCAAATAACCCATACATGCCCATTGTTTATGCGAACAGCTCCAGCATCTTTGCGTATTTGCTTCATACTTGGTTTGTAGTGAAAATAAGTATCTATGACTTTTTCGCACTTATCGCATGTTAATATGTATTGCTTAAGAATCATACTTTTATTCTTATTAACGGGTTTTTTGTTTTAGGGTCTTGCATATAGCCATTATCGCGGCACCAACAGAAAAGTGTAGCGATACTGTCGCAAGACGGGGAAATGTCATGGCCTTCCCAATCTCGTAGAATCCAAGACTTTTTGAAGTTATTCCATTTTGCACAAGGTTCTTCCCCTATATAGTATCTACGCTTATTGGGAAGTGCCTTATAGATTCTTTGCTGCGCTCTTTTAAGTTGCTCCATAATTATTCCAATAGTGGGTCATCGTATACAGGAGAAGTGGCGGAAAGCGCGCCAGCTTTTTCGTACTCCACTCGTATACCATTTCTTTTTAAGTACAAAATTTGAGATGGGTCGGTGGTGACTATTCGCACTGTGTCGTCTTCTCGCCATTCATATTCCAGCTCGCACATACTTAGGAATTTCCGCACAATATTTTCCTGCGTGTAGGTCTCCACTTCTATAAGTATGGGCCATTTGCGTGTTACGTAATACATAATAATACTTTTTAATTATACCATAATACGAAGATAGCGCTTTATTTGGAAAGTAGTGCAAAATAACCGCTAAAAAACTACAGTCTAAGCGTTAACAAAACCAAATGAAAATATTGGCTTTGTGCCAAGAGTGGAGCATTGAAATTGATATATAGATATAGACTCAATTTATATTTCAATTTTATTGTTTATTTCGTCTGTATCGAGTTTTAAAATTGAAATAATAGATTTATATAGATTTGAAATAAAAGCTCCAAAATGGGCCCCATTTTGACCCGTTTCAATTGTCAATAAATGCAAAAACCCTTAGAGCCTACTTATTTTTGGTCGCTGTATAAGTTTGTAGTCATTACAAACTCTAAGTCTATATAATAAAAGACTCCTCGCATCTCTGCGGGGAGTCCTCTCTTTGTGTTAACCTTAAAAATTTAACTACTATGAAAAACGAGTTTATTCCATCGGGTCTGCTGCTTCTTCAGTAGTTTCGGCCGGCTGCTCAGTTGCTTCCGACTCAACGAAAGCCTTGCCTTCGTCGGTTGTCAACCATTCTTCGCAAGCGGCCTTGGCTGGCTCGTACAAAGCCATCAAGCTGTCAAGGCGTTCCTGTGCCTTAGCAAGGGCCTCCTTGGCTTTTTCTACCTTAGCGGCGAGCGCTTCAAGTTTTTGCTTAGGATTGAGACCGGCCTTGGTTGCAGCATATTCGCTACTTGCACGGTTGCGCTTTTCTTCATTCCATTCATCAAGCCATTCGATGCTCTTGTTATCAACGGCCTTGTAAAGAGTTTTTCCTTCTTCGTTCTTGAAAGCATAGAGGACTGCGTTGCTGCGCTTGTCAAGCATGATGCCATTTGCATAAACCTTGATTTTTTCTTCGCCTACAGGAAGCATAGCGTAGCGGCCAATGTTCGGTTTTGCATTATCTCGCAATTCTTCAGCTTCTTCGTAAGTACGCTTTGCGCGTGGCTCGCCTGCTACCTTAGCTTCTTTAGCCTTCACAATTTCCTTGACTTCTTCGGTGATAATCAAAGACTTAGCGCCGTAAGCCTTGCGGACAGTCTTGCCGTTAACTTTCACAATATACATACAAGCATTGCTGCGCTTATCATGCTGTACACCTGAGATGTAACCTTCCATCCATTCTACTTCGCCATTAGGCATAACCTTAACAACGTGGCCAATATTTTCAGTCATTTCAGCCTTACGTGCTTCAATCTCTTCAGGAGTCAAGGAAAGGTTAGTCTTCTTGCTTGTAGCCTTGCCGGCTTTTTCTTCAGCCTCAGCGGCATCAACAATTGCCTGCTCTTCTGGGGAAAGCTCGCTGGCCTCCATTTCATAATGGCCCTTGCCCTTTGCTTCCATATTTTCCTGTGCGCTTGCAGCAGCTGCCTGCGCTTCACTACGCTTGTCAAGTTCAGCCTGAATAAGCGCTTTTTCTTCTTCACTTGCACTATTAAGGAGTGCGTTCAACTTCTTGGTAGTCAGTTTTTCAAAATTTTTAGTTGCCATAGTCTTTATTATTTATAGGTGAATAATTTGTTTTTTGTTTACATTGCAAATATAACTACTTTTTTTCAATCTGAGTGCTAAATAACCGCTAAAAAATCAGTTCCTAATTGCTAAACTACGTTAACGGCTTTTTAGTCCATTTCGTTTATAACTTTTTTGCAGAAAGTTTGTACGCTCTCAAGTCTTACGCTTGAGACAAACAGGATAACGGAAAATATTACGATTAATTTCATATTGTTATTGTTTTAAGTTTCTACTGTAAAGATAGCGCTTATTTTCTTATCATGAAAATTTTTATCGCTAAGAAAAGTTAACGGCTTTGCTAATTTCCCTTAATTTTCATTTTTAAGGGAAATAAGTTTATCTATCTCCTTTCTCACAATATTTTGCTTTGGTGAGTTTGGAGTAAGAGACAGGGCCAAGCCATATAGCTTGAGCAACTTACATTCCTTAGATATTTCACTTTGTAAAATTTTTTGTACTTTAGTTTCTACTTTTTTCATATCTTCTATGTTTTAATCTTATACCACAAAGATAGTATGTTTTTTCATACCATAGTGCTAAATAACCGCTAAAAAATTTCCTTGTAGAGTTAAGAAAGGCTAATGGGAAATTTCCTATATAATATATAAGGTACGCGCGTGCGCGCGTATATGGAGGACAGTCCAAAATTCGCCCCAAAACAATGTTTATTTGGCTCGTATCGAGTTTTTTCTTTGATGGAGTACATTTATATAGGCGGGAAGAAAATAATTATTTTCTTCACATCTTGCAGGGTCATTATAAATACCACTAAATTTAATTAAATTTTTATCCATAATATTAAAATTTTAAATTATTATTAATTATTTTATTATATCCCTTATTTTTATATAACAAAGATAACCATATTTTTTTATATAATATAATTTTTATGGCTAATAAAAGTTAATGAAAAAGCTAACAACTGCTAACAAAATAATTAATATTGCCTGCTAGCAACTGTGAAGGAACCTTAATGAATGCTAAAAGGCTACATAATAAATAGATTGCAAGGTAATGCTAAAAGGCTGTTAATTAATGCTAATGACAGTATTAATTAGCAATAAGGCAAACAAACACTAAGGATGCAAACTAATGCTAAAAGGTAGTTAAATAGTGCAAGCATTAAGGTTAATTAGCATATAGGCTAATAGACACTAAGAACGCAAAGTAAAGCAAAATGAATGTTAAAAACTGTTATCGCTAGCAATTATTAGCACAATGCCCAATAAATATTTATATTGCAAATTAAAGCTAATTGGCTGCTAAATAATGTTAACACTAATAATAATTAGCATTAAGGCTAATAAACATTAAAACCCTTAATAAATGCAAAAAGACTGCTAAAAAATACTGTTATTAGGGTTAATTAGCACAAAGCCTAATAGACGTTAAAAGTGTTAAGAAAAGCCAATGAGATATTAATAATATATAAATTAGTAATAATTAGCAGGAAAGCTAAATAATGCGAGTGCTAGCATCAATTAGCGTTGAATTAACAAAAGTTAGCACTAAAAAACAGGCCCCCTAATTGGCATGACGGGGGTATATAATATATAGAAAAGAGGGTCCTCTCCCAATTCTTCGCTTGATACAATTCAATTTTATAAAAACGGGGGGCCATTAGGCAATAAGGTAAAAAATCTTAACCTTGATAAAAAATTTCACCCGACAACAGGTAAAAAGGTAAAAAATTATAACAATAAAATTATAACTATCTGGAAATCAGTCAATTAACCTGTAAACAATAATAAACAATGTAAACAATAAATTGTTTCTTCATAAAGTATTGATTTTCAATCAGTTATATCTAAATAAACAATGTAAACAATAAAAACTATAAAAGATTAAATGGATTAATATAAATATATAAAATGCTGTATTTTATAGTTATACTATATTCCTTCATAATATATAGAAACATTGTTTACTTTGTTTCTCGTTAGAATTTTTGACAGTTAAATGGCTGAAAATCAGGCCTTTAAGCTGTAAACAATATTGTTTCTCATTGTTTACAGTATGAATTGCAAAACTTTGTTAAA